AAATATTTTCAATGGTGGGAAGCAAAAAATCCACAAGGACTTCCATTAAAACGTGACCATAAGAATAGGTCTTTAAACTTTGCTTATTCACAACTAAAAATACCAAAAGAATTGATTCGTACCGAACACCAACGTGGTATTTACTTTAGTCCACTTTATAATAATACCAATGAATTTCTCCGTAAAGAAATTACAGATAAAGATTTGGTAAAGTCGTTTGATACCAGTGAAGAAGCATTGTCTACCATTTGGAAAACAAAGTATGCCAAAGGTCGTATTCGGCAATTACAGAAAAAAGGCAATGTTTCATATGAAACTCTTTTCTATGATGATTTGATTTACCTATCATGGGAAGAAACCAAAGCAAAATATTTACCACAAGTTGGTCGATAAATGCTTGACAAACACACATACATAATGATATGATGTGAGAACTTGCAACACGCAAGGATTTTTTAACTTTACTATGGAGTATTACTATGAGCAATTTATCTGCTAAAGAAAAGATGTTGAACGCTTTACAACAACCTTCTGGTTACAACACTTTTACTGTCAAACAAGCACAACGCCGTTTCGGCATTACCAATGTTACCGCCCGCATTGACGAACTCCGTCAAGAAGGTCATGTAATCTACACCAACAAGAAAACTGTTGATGGTAAGAAAGTTGCTTTCTATCGTATGGGTAAGCCAACTAAGGGTTTAGTTAAGGCTGCACTCAAAGCTGGTTATTCATTAGCTTAATCTGTGTGTTGGGGGACTTCGGTCCCCCTTTTTTAAATTATCGGAGCACAAATGGAAATTTCAATTAAAAAAGAAGATTTACAAACAAAGAGTCTGTTTGTAGCAACCCCAATGTATGGCGGCCAAAATCACGGTCTCTATATGAAAGCCTGCCTTGATTTACAAGGTATGTGTATGCAGTATGGCGTACAAATCAAATTCTCATTCTTATTCAATGAGTCCCTAATTACACGAGCAAGAAACTATCTTGTTGACGAATTTATCCATCGTTCCGATTGCACTCATATGTTGTTTATCGATTCTGATATTCATTTCAATCCACAAGATGTAATCGCTTTATTGGCTATGGACAAAGACGTATCAGGCGGTCCTTATCCTAAGAAAGCAATTAAGTGGAAATCTGTTAAGACAGCAATCAAAAAGAATCCTGATATTGATGCTGACCTTTTGGCAAAAGTAACAGGGGATTATGTTTTCAATCCTGTTAAAGGTACGGCACAATTTACTGTGTCTGAACCACTTGAAGTATTAGAAATTGGTACTGGCTTCATGATGATTAAGCGTGAAGTATTTGCTAAAATGCAAGAAGCATATCCAATGATTCGATACAAACCAGACCACGTTGGTCAGGCACACTTTGATGGTTCTCGTTACATTCATGCCTTCTTTGATACTGTAATTGATTCCAAAGATTCTATTACAGGCGGAGGTTCAGACCGTTACTTATCAGAAGATTATATGTTCTGTCAGATGTGGCGTAAAATCGGTGGTACAATCCATCTCTGTCCATGGATGAGAACATCTCATATTGGAACTTATCACTTCCAAGGAGATATGCCGGCTGTTGCTAATTATGTCGGAGAAATGTAATGTATAACATTGAAAAACTAAGAGAATTGTTGCGTAAGATTCCTTATCGTGCAATTCCAGCAAATACTGTTTCTAGTATTGAAACAATTCGAGATTTATATCGTAAGGAAAAGTAATGAGAACACTTGATGGTAAAAATACTGTGCATGAGCCGCCAGAAGATTGGATGAAACAACATTTAGAAAGTAATTTTAAAACAATGGCTAATACTACATGGAGATATGATTATGAAAAGAATACTGTCACCAATGAACCTTATACATTAAGATTACATGATAATTCAGTAAAAACATCTTATGGTCCGGCAGATTATCAATTTGAACATTCTTCTGTTGATAAAGTAAAGGCATCACAGATTGCAACCACAGGTGGTCGTAAATTTGATGGCGGTAAATTGCAGTATGGTTTAGTGCCACCAAATGCACTTAAAGCAACAGTAGAGATTTTAACTTTTGGTGCAGAGAAGTATGAACCGGATAATTGGAAAAAAGTACCAGATTCCAAGCGTAGATATTTTGATGCTGCACAACGGCATCTGTGGGCTTGGAAATCTGGTGAACAAAATGACCAAGAAACTGGTAAGAATCACTTGGCACATGCGCTGTGCTGCTTGATGTTTTTGTACGAACATGATACAATTAATTTTTTAGATAATGGAGAAGTAAATGAAGCTGTCAAATGAAACCCTCGTAGTACTTAAAAACTTTGCTACAATCAATCAAGGTTTAAAGTTTAAAAAAGGCAATACACTAAAAACCATTTCTGGTTCTAAGAATGTTATGGCCGAAGCAGAAATCAAAGATGCTTTTGATGATGAGTTTTGTGTTGAAGATTTGAATGAATTCTTATCAGTACATTCTTTGTTTAAAGACAAAGCAGAATTGGTATTTGATGAGAAGAATATCAACTTTCAAAATGGTCGTCAGAAAATTAAGTATCGTAAAACTGCCGATTCAATGATTACTGTTGCACCAGAAAAAACTTTAAATCTTCCTACTAAGGATGTTGAGTTTACATTGACAGCAGAAGATTACGAGTGGATTCTAAAGACTTGTTCAGTATTGAAGTCTCCTAATATTGCCGTTGAATCTGATGGCGATAAAATTCAAATCGTTACTTTTGACCAAGACAATGATGCTGCACATACCAATTCACTTGAAATTGGCACAGGCGATGGCAAGAAGTATAAGATTGTTTATAACACAGACAATTTCAAAATGATTCCTGGCACTTATTCTGCCGTAATCTCCTTCAAAGGTCTAACCCATTTCACCAATACAAAAGATAAGATTCAGTATTGGATCGCAAATGAGAAAAAAGGCACAGTAGTACCTGCCTAATGGAACCTTTAGTTATTGATGATTTTCTTCCGGTGGAATTTCAAGATTCCATCGTAAGATTATTAACTAGTCATGAGTTTCCTTGGACTTTCTTTCCTTGGTCTGTAAGTGAATATCCTTTGGATGAACATTATTATATTGATGAACCATTCAAAGAGCATATTCAGTTCCGTCATATGTTTGCTCGTGATGGTGAAATTGAAAGTAAATTCTTTCAATACATTGCACCTCTAATTGCTGAGTATCAACAAAGAATGGGAGAGACGGATACTTTCCTACAAAGAATCAAAGCCAATCTTTTACTACCACAAGCAGGACCAACAAGACAACAACCTCATACTGATGGTATGCGTCTGCTTGATGGTGTTTATAATAGTGTTGGCAGAAAAACATTATTGTACTATGTAAATGATGCAGATGGTGATACAATCTTTTATGATAAGTATTTTCTAGGTGAACCTCTTGGTCTTATAAAAGAACATTCGAGAGTTACACCAAAGAAAGGCAGAGCAGTTATATTTGATTCAAATCTAATTCACGGAGGAAATTGTCCAAAGAATTCAGATTATAGAATGGTAGTAAATTGTGTTTTATCTTAATTATATTATGGGAGTTTTGAATGAGCGAGCATTTATTATGGGTGGAGAAGTATAGGCCACAACGGGTGGAAGACTGTATCTTGCCAGATGCAATTAAATCCACCTTTCAAGAGTATGTCAATCGAAAAGAAATACCAAACCTACTATTATCGGGTTCTGCCGGCGTTGGCAAGACTACGATTGCAAAAGCCCTCTGTGAAGAAATTGGTTGCGACTATATTGTTATCAATGGTTCTGATGAGTCTGGTATTGATGTTCTTCGTACTAAAATCAAAAGTTATGCTTCATCGGTTTCTCTCATGGGTGGTCGCAAAGTCATCATCATAGATGAGGCAGACTATCTTAATCCTAATTCAACTCAACCAGCGTTGCGAGGTGCAATTGAAGAATATTCTTCCAACTGTTCGTTTATCTTTACCTGTAATTTTAAAAATCGTATTATCGATCCGATCCACTCTCGTTGTTCTGTTATCGATTTTAAAATCAACGGTTCTAAACAAAAGATGGCTGCAGCATTCTTTAAAAGAGTTGAATGGATTTTGGAACAAGAAAAAGTTCCTTATGACAAATCTGTTGTCGCCGCAGTCGTTACAAAACATTTTCCGGACAATCGTAGGGTTCTTAATGAACTTCAAAGATATGCCGTTTCTGGAAGTATCGATACTGGTATTCTTTCCTCTGTTGCTGATATACAACTTAGCGAGTTGGTTACATCGTTAAAAGAAAAAGATTTTGGTTCTGTTCGTAAATGGGTTACAAATAATTTAGATAATGATCCTGTTAAAATTTATCGTAAGTTATATGAAAGTCTTTATGAATCTTTAAAACCAAATTCTGTGCCACAATTGGTACTTCATTTGGCAAAATATCAATATCAAGCAGCATTTGTTCCAGACCACGAACTGAATATGGTGGCTTGCCTCACAGAAATTATGGTGGACTGTGAGTTCAAATAATGCCAGATTTATTCAAAGAGATTGTACCTTCAATCTTACAAACTAAGAAAAATCCATTCCAAGATGAACATGATTATAAAGATTATGTACCTTTTGTAGTCAATCGAGCCTTGTCATTTCACCAAGACTGTGTTCTATATGCCAACGAGATGAACATCAATCCAGCGTTGGATAAAGATATGCAGTATTTGTTTTATCTAAATACTATCAGGTCAATGAAACGGAAATTCCAACCGTGGCAGAAAACATTGGCCGACAAAGATATAGAAGCCGTTAAAAAATACTTTGGATATAATAGTCAAAAGGCCAAAGAAGCTTTGCGTATTCTAAATGATGACCAAATCGCTGAAATAAGAACAATTACAGAAAAAGGCGGAGTGACCAAGTAATGATTTCAATTATAGATTTAGTTGAAGTTACATTAGGTGAAAAAGATGATTTCTTGAAGGTTCGTGAAACTCTTACACGCATCGGTGTAGCTTCCAAAAAAGACAGAATCCTGTACCAATCATGCCATATCTTGCACAAGCAAGGTAAGTATTACATCGTACACTTTAAAGAACTGTTTGCTTTAGATGGTAAACCTACTGATATCTCAGAAAATGACTTGTCTCGCAGGAATGCCATTGCCAAGTTGTTACAAGATTGGGGATTGGTAAAAGTGGTAAATCAAAAACAGATTGAAACACCAGCACCAATCTTTCTTTCCCAAATTAAGATCCTGTCTCATAAAGAGAAGGATGGTTGGGAATTGACACCAAAATACAATATTGGTAAGAAACCAGGTTCTTATTGACAAAGTAGTATAAATACTGATACAATTATGTGCCGTGCTCATTTGAGGCGGCAGTTTTGATAACCTCGCTTAAATTAAGGAGAAAATATGACAAGCGCAACTTTATCTTTATTCCCACAATGGGCTTCCCTCCATAAGTCTTTGGATCCATTCACAGTTGGTTTTGATGATGTATTAGACCAAATCCGTGATATCTCTGAGACAGTCGCCAAGGCAACACCTGGTTACCCTCCATATAACATCAAACAAGTCAAAGAAAACAAGTATGTCATTGAAATGGCAGTTGCTGGTTTTGCTAAGACGGACATTGAAGTTACCTTAGAAGGTAATAAGTTGGTTATCCGTGGTGCAGCTGTTGAAAGTGATGAAGATCCATCTAGTTTCATTTATAAAGGCATTGCTAATCGCAGTTTCAATCGTACCTTTACTCTTGCCGATAAGGTAGAGATTAAAGATGCCGAAATTGCAAATGGTATGCTTAAAGTCTGGCTAGAAAATATGGTAAAAGCACAGGATATGGTGAAGAAGATTGCCGTAAAATCCAAAGATGAATAACTGGTGGCCCGTTACCGATGAGGAATGGGAACAGTTAAATTATCCGGTTGGCAAATAATATAGGGGGTCTTGACTGACCCCCATTTTTGAGTTATAATTATATCATGAAAAAGAATCTTAGACCTGGTCATACAGGCACCAAAGCCATACTTAAAAAAGTTCGTGCCAAAAATGGTACGGATATCTTCTATACCTATTCAAATTGGGCAACCAATGAGATTGACGGTGTAACTTTTCTTCCTGTCGTAAGAGAAATACCTGACCCAAAGAAAAATCAGGTGGTACATTATATGCGTAAAGATAATATGGAGTATGTGAAATGAATCGTATTGAAATTTGGAATATTAATCAACGCAGATTGTTTGAACCTAGCAGCAAAGAAGATTTAAAACTTGTTAGAAAATATCTACATGACAATAAATGGGGTAATGATGGTTGTCCTTTCTACTTGGAATGGCCTTACCTAGATATACCTTCAATGTTAAAAGATAAAATCACAAAGTATACTTTGAAAGGATTGTAATGGATTGGCTAATGTACTCTGGTTGTAATATTACCTTGAAATTAAATCCGTTTCATTGGAGAATCTCATTCAAATACAATAAAACCAATGAGGTTTGGGAACAAGATGCTTTGTTGATTGAATTATTACCAATCACTATCCGTGTTTGGTTCGACAATGGAGAATGGTAATGCAAGGTTGGGGTAAACATATGGTCGTTGATGCCAAAGGGTGCCAATTAGACCGAGCCAGAGATCCTGAATACATCAGGCATTTTATTAAAGAACTGGTAACACAGATTGAAATGGTACCTTTTGGTGAACCACAAGTGGTACACTTTGCAGATAATACAGAAAAAGCAGGCTTCACGGCCATACAGTTAATTGAGACTTCCAATATTATGGCACACTTCTTGGACCATAATGGAGACCTCTACCTTGATGTATTCAGTTGTAAAGACTTTGAAAATCAAAGGGTTACGGATTGTCTACAATCTTTCTTTTCTCCTGAAAAGATTTATTATAATATTATTACAAGAGATGCAAGGCGATAAATACGCTTGAGTGAGAAGTTATAGGTTATGCTAGTTATTGGGTCAATTTACTAAGGAGTGACCTAAATGCAGCTAAGTATAGTTGGTTGTCCCGATAAAAAGCGGTTCAGACCCTATGTAAAACGTGCCGTATTGTTCTATGCGGAACAACTTATCTCGCAAAAATTGTTGGAAAACATATACTTACGGATTAAATTTAATCCAAAAATAGAGGCCTATGGTTATGCTTCTATTCTGGAGTATAACGATTCTCGTAAGGCTAGAGAATTTGAAATAGAGATTCATCCTGGTATTGGTGCTACTGAGATCCTAAAGACTCTGGCACATGAAATGACGCATATTAAACAGTATGCTTATCATGAAACAAACGAGACCTTAACTCGTTGGAAAGGTCTCAGGATCGATCCTGATAATACAGACTATTGGGTTCAACCATGGGAAATCGAAGCTCATGGAATGGAATCTGGACTATTTACCAAATTTGCCACAGAAGAAAAACTGTGGAATGTATTTACTGGTGTAGTTAATCCTGATTCTCCTATTGAAATGGAGCCATTAGGCTGGAAATAGTTTTGATTGTGTAGTGACTACAATGGAACACCGAAAACTTGTTAATGTCGACCAAAGCAAGAACCGGCCATGAAGAGCGGGGTCACCGTGGATTCAAGCACCAAACACAATCACCCAGCCCTTGTAGTTAAATGGTATAACAGTTGATTTGTAATCATCAATTCGCAGTTCGATTCTGTGCTGGGGCACCATCAAATATACCAAACTTTTGTATTGACTTCTTATAATTAAGATGTTATAGTATTACATATGCGGAGAGTAATAGTACGATAAAAGATACCATCTTTTGTTAGGTGAGCAAAGCATCACTCCGCTCCATGCGGGATTCGTTTAATGGTAGGACTTCAGTTTTCCAAACTGATAACATTGGTTCGATTCCAATATCCCGCTCCAGTTTTATTCCGAAGTAGCTCAGTTGGTAGAGTAGATGACTGTTAATCATTTGGTCGCTGGTTCGAGCCCAGCCTTTGGAGCCAATTATTGAGGATGTGCGGTAAAGGATAAGCAATCCTAACTGTCAAGGAACATCAACACCCCGGCGGTATGATCCAATATCTGGAGATTTTCCGTATGCTGAGAACGGAAGGAAGCTGTAAGCTGGGGTAGGCGGTGGTAGAGTTCGAAAGAATGGCCTTAAACGCTTAATCTACGACACGCCTATTAAACACACGACAGTATCCTCAATAATTGATTTTCTTAATAACAATCATCAAAACATATCATAAAGGCAATAACTAAAATTTATTGATTTGAGATATACATAATATTTTAACTATGGAGTAAATATGTCTATTACATTACAAAACCTTGAGAGTGCATTGGCTGGCGAATCAATGGCTCATATCAAGTATCGTTATTTTGCTAAAATTGCTCGTGAAGAAGGCTTTGAAGAAGTTGCCAAACATTTTGAACATACAGCAAACCAAGAGATTCTACACGCTTGGGGTCACCTCGAATTACTCATCGGTAAACCATCTACAAAAGAATGTTTAAAAAAAGCCATTGAAGGCGAAACATATGAGTTCACTACAATGTATCCTCAGTTCTTAGAAAATGCTATCAGCGAAAAGAATGCTCAAGCATCTACTGAATTCGTTGAACAAATTTCTGAATCAAAAGAACACGCTGAACAATTCAAAGCAAAATTGGCAGTATTAGAAAAAGCAGAGAAGCGTTTCAAGGCACTTAAAGGTGTTGAAGAACGTCACGCTAATGCCTATAAACAAATTTTGGAGACACTATAATGGAATATTATCGTTGCGTGGTCTGCGGCCACATTTTATCCGTAGAAGATTGGAATAGTTTGCCTGATGAAGTGCCTTGTCCTGAATGTGGTGTTAGTAAGTGGGACTATGAGTTGGTGAAAGAATAAGTAAAGGTATAGCGGAGTAGCTCAGAGGTAGAGCATTGGACTCATAATCCAGGGGGCGTTGGTTCGATTCCATCCTCCGCAACCAATAAGGAGATATTATGACTAAAGAAATTAAACCGGTAAAACCAAGCACCAAACGAGTACCAATGGTAGAAGGCCGTAAGAATATTCCTAATATTAAAAATAAAGGTCCTGTAGCACCAAAATCTTCCGCTCCAATGCGAAGGAGTGGAAGGGGAAGATAACTAAATAAACATTTAATATATTGACTAGGTAATTAAATTGTGACAAAAATATTATTCATTCTCAAGCGCAGAGAAGATTTCAATGCGAAGGTACATAACAAATTAGGATTAAGTACTGGCTTATATAATTCAGCCAAGTTTATGAATGATATGTTACTTGGTTGTGGCATTGATTCTGTTTTGGAAGTTGCTATCGATAATAATTGTATTGATAGATTAGTCCAACAACATAATCCAACTCATGTAATCATTGAAGCCTTATGGGTTGTTCCAACAAAATTTTCCGTATTACAAAAATTACATCCAAAAGTTAAATGGATTATTCGTTTACATTCTGAAATGCCTTTTATGGCAGGAGAAGGAATGGCAATGGATTGGCTTGGTGATTATGCTAAGTTTAAGAATATCGTAGTTGCTTGTAATGCACCTAGAATGTTGAGAGAAGTTCAATTATACTTGGGTAAAAACAAAGTAATTTATTTGCCTAATTTTTATCCACAAGCATACAAAAAGAAAGAACTAGATACTGACAAGTATTGGATTGATATTTGTTGTTTTGGTGCCGTGCGGCCATTAAAGAATCATATGGTACAAGCATTTGCTGCCATTGAATTTGCCGAGAAATTAGGTAAACAACTAAAATTCCATATCAATGCTGGTCGTATCGAAATGAATGGTAGTCCAGTTCAAAATAATCTCAAAGGTCTCTTTCAGCATCTACACGAAAAAGGTCATAAATTAATCAATCATCAATGGACACCAAGAGAAGAATTCTTAGAATTGTGTTCACAGATGGACATTGGATTACAATGTAGTTTTTCTGAAACATTTAATATTGTTGGTGCTGATTTGACCTCTCAAGGAATACCTTTGATTGGTTCTTCTGAGATTCCATGGTCTAGTTATTTCAACAATGCCGACCCAACAAATAGTGAAGATATTTGCAGAGCTCTAATGAAAGCCTATAAACATCCACAGTTAAATGTCTTTAGGAATCAGTACCATCTGAAACGTTACACAAATAAGACAAAAAAGATTTGGAATAAATACTTCCTTTAAAGGAAAACCAAATGCACACAATTCATAAAGTCGTATCTCACATCTGGAATGATGGTCAATTAAAGTCTTTCATCAATTCTTTTGCTAATTTTGAGCAAGCCATGAACTTTGCTAGAAGCTTAAACTGCCATGCTATTAAAGTTTATGACCATAACGAAGAATTAGTTCACACCGCTGGTGCAGTTGAAGATCCAGCAACTTACGCTTAATTACTTAGAAGTAGCACGATAAGTACCATCCCAATTGGCTGGAAGACCTTCTTCCAGCCTTTCTAACATATTCTTGTAGTATTGATTCAATTCATTGTTTTCTTCAATCAATTCTTTACAGAGTTTCTTTGCTTTAGTCCAGTCACCAGAGTAGTAACAATCTAAGTACGTTTGATGTTTATAATTAGGTTTACCTAAAGTAAATATCTTTACACCTTCTGTTTTACCCTTAACAGCAATACAATCCAATTCAACAACAGGATATTCGTCCCTCACTTGTTCTGCGGTTAATGTACCAAGGACAATGCGAACTCCATAAGGCTTTGATTGACCTTCAAGACGAGATGCGAGATTGACTGTATCACCGAGGCAGGTATAGTCAAAACGTTGCTCAGACCCCATATTACCCACAACAACGACCCCGGTGTTAATACCCAAACCCATACCAAAAGGTGGAATGCCTTCTTTAGTAATTTCAGTATTGAATTCATCTAAACTCTCCATCATTTGTAATGCAGTTTTAACCGCCATCTTTGCATGATTAGGTTCATCAACAGGAGCATTCCAAAATGCCATCTGTGCGTCACCAATATATTTGTCTAATGTACCATTGTTTTCTAAAATCTTTTTCGTCATAGCAGTCATATAACGATTCATAATCTTAGTTAATCCTTGAACATCTTTTCCATAATGCTCAGAGATTGTAGTGAAACCTCTAACATCGGTGAACATAATGGATAATTCTTTTGATTCTCCGCCGAGAGTAAGAAGTTCAGGATTTTTCTGGAGTTTTTCGACCAATGCGGGACTGAGGTATGTTCCGAATTGTTTTTTGATTTGTTGTTTTTGATACCATTCAGACACAAATTTGACAACATATCCATGTGTGAAGGTAAAAAATATGGTGAAAAGTGGGAAAGTAATATCAATGAGGTATTGGTATCTATCAAATAGTTCATGACTTCCGAAATAGGTGATTCCTGCCACAAAGAAGATTGCGATGTAACCATGTGTGTACCTTGTAAAAAATAAAGTTATTAAGCATAATGCAATTGTGTATAATAACTCTCCTCCATCAGCCCAATCAGGCCTGGAGATGTTTGTTCCTGAAATGAGAGTACTTAGTACTGCTGCTTGAAGATTATGTGGATAGACTGCACCGGTAGCTGTTGCAACGGGGTTATTAAGTCCTTTGGCTGTGAGACCGACAATGACGATGGAATTATTAAAGTTCTCTGGTAATTTTGATAAAGAATATTCTGTTGGTTTGCTTGACCAATCGACCCAAATTCTACCGACTGCATCTGTGGTGATTTTTCCAAATTTAGGAATTCTGACCGCTTGTATTCCGTATTCGCCAATTTTAACTTGGAAGCTTGGGTCGCCTGATGCAACTCTGAGGGTTTCAAGACTAATTGAAGGGTATAACAATCCTTGGGACTGTACGACCATTGGCACACGACGTGTGACGCCATCAATTTCGGGGAAAGTATTAACAATACCAATGCCAGCAGCTGTTTCATTTAAGGCCTTTACATTTGGTTGAATTGAATTATAATCTACTCCGGCAAAACCTTCACCAATTACTGAAACACCAGGTCTAAATGGAATAACACTACCTTGTTTGTCATTAGAACCAGCTTGTGGAAGGATTACTGGATACTTCCTGAATGTGTTAGCCAAAGCATCATCCTGAAAAAACCTATCGTTATCAGGCATATAAACATTAAACACAACAAGCCCAGCACCACGTTGATACAAATCTCGGATAATTTTGGCATATTCGCCCCTTGGAAAAGGAAATTGACCTTTTTGTTTTAAAGTTTCATCATCAATATTAACAATCACCACATCTTTAGATTGTGTTACTGGTTTACTAGTAATTACAGTATCAAGATATCTGTATTTTACCGATTCAACAAAAGCAGGTTTATCAACAAAAACACAAATACATAATGCCATTGTCAATAAAGCTGTCAACGGAGATAATAATAACTTTCTAATTTTTTTCATATTGTTTTCGTATATTTTTCAAATCACGCTCTAATTTTAATTCTTCTCTTTTATCGCAAACATATACTATTGCCCATACAAGGCACCAACCAAATACTCCACCAAGAAGTTGAACTATAATCATTGGCGTACCGTTACTGTTCCACAAGTAGTTACACAAGTTTGAGTGATGTTATATGTTTGTCCACCAGTTTGTGTTACGTTTACTGAAGCTGGTGCACCTGCATTATTTAGAACTATTGTGGCAGCGTTAGCACCAGAAGCACTACTGTTGTTTTGAGTAACTACTGCTGAGTTACCATTACCTGTGGTGGTTATACTAAGATAATCTTTACTTGTTCCTGTTTGACTAGTAGTAACTGTATTACTATTACCGGTCACACTAGCAAATAATTGTTTTTGTGCATTACCCGTTTGTGTGATGCCAACAGTATTCAAATTACCAATAACTACTAAACTAGAAAATTGATTACCTGATACGCCAGTATTTTCTTGTACTACTGTAATATTATTATAACTGCCATTGATATAATCAAATTGATAGTGTCCGCCTTGGTCTAATCCTGTATAATTTCCATTAACATCTGTACCTTGATTTAAATTAAGTGTGTTGTTTCCACCAATTGCAGCTAAATCTATTAAATTATTTCCTGTTTTTGCCATAGGATCACCTTGTCGTATGGTAATATTATTACTACCACCAGTAATAGGTGCTGACTGTTGATAACCTGCTACTCCAGTAGAACTATTATAATTTGCACCATCAATTTTGTTAGCATAACCAACTTGTGTAATGTTAATAACATCACCGTTTCCTGTTTGATTAATGTAAATACTATTTGATGAAGCAGTAGTAACACCGGACATTCTAGTGACTACTGAAGAAACTTGAGCCGACTGGCCGCCGGTAATTGAACTAGTATACTGTGGTGCCGGCATACTGGTATACAAACTTGTGGAAGGAACAACCTGCCAACTATTATTTTGATACCATTGAAAATTGACTAATGCACCGCCACCGTTTTCATAATACCAAACACTAATTGGAACAGCGCCAGCAGGTAAATTAATACTGCCTTGTCTGAAACTACCACCATCTTCTTGCCAACTATTAATTATAGTAGTATTATTAATGCTTATAACTAATCCGTCATCTGCATTACCCCCGAATGTATATGTTCCGGCAGTAGGTATATTGATGTATCCAGTAAAATGAATAATAACTTGGTCAACACGACCTGATGTTAAAACATAACCACTACCCCAATTGTAATTAATATTACTTACTATACCTGAACTCAATGGATTTGGATATGCCAAGTTTGTATAATTTGGCGTGGCACCAGTACCAGCATAAGTTACATAATTTAATCCTGATGTTTGTGAATAAGATTTTGGTGCACAAAATCCTAATAATCCAGCAAGAAGAAATGTGAATAATATTTTCATTAGTTTTGTTTGGTGGTTATGAAAGTATTACCACCGGCATTAATGCGGTTAGTAATAGTTACATTACCTGATTGTGTTTGACTTACTGTTGCGTTTTGTGTTTTTGGTGTTGTGATACAAGAAGTATTACTACCTGCATCCGACCGACACAACTGAACTGATATAGCATCGACTGTGGCCACTACACCTGTTTTAGAATTATAGTCTGGCAATAAACTATTCTTTTGTGGTGCCAATAAATTGCCAAATTCTTGTGATAGTTCTTCATTCAATAATTGTAAAACATTTGCAAGAAAGTCTTGGTCTAAAAAATTACGTTGTAAAGCATTGGTATAAATTTGAGAATTTTCTGCTGCCAAGACACTACTTAAATCCACACCTTGTAAGAAGTTTTGGCTTAACGCTGTCACCACACCTTGTTTTTCATCTTCACGTTGTTTAATAGCATTTTTAATTTCTTGTGGTGGTGCAAGAATCAACATATTATTAATACTATCTTCATTTAATTTTATTGTAACAGGTTTTGTGGGCGCCACATTTCTAGCTGTAACTTTAGTGGCTTGAAATGGTTGGTCTAATGTAACTGAACCGCCATCATTGATTACTTCAATCTTACCTGTTTTACATTCATGTTCAACATCTATTGGATTTTTTGTAGGACAACTAGGTAATAAAATTACTGTACTGGCACCTAGTTCATCAACCGTAGCTGTGAAATCAGTACCACGGACAGCCACAGTAGCGGTAGGAGTGTTGATAGCAACTTTATTAGGATTGTCGTGAGCGATGGCGCCGCTGGCATAACGGACCGTGCCGGCCGCCATATTGAGAGCCAGTTTTCCAGCACCTTTATTTTTTGGATCATAAACGAACTCATCAATGACCAATTTAGAATTTTCATTTACTTGTACTTTTGTATTATCGGCAAAAATGATGCCAACCTTACCTTGTTTGGTATTGATGGCATCTTCCATTTCGACACCAGTACCTTTGGTGCCGGTTAAAGTTGTTTTAGCTCTTTGTATTGATGCTGGTGTATTCACTTGCTCCGTTATTGTCCCCACCGCTGCTAATGTGGGGACTGAGCAAGTCAGCAAAATCAAGAAACTCAGTATTATCAGGATTCTTTTCTTCATATTCTTTAATCAGTTCTTTGAGCGTAATCATAGTTTTTCCAATCAATGTGTTTGATGAATAGTCCAAGTGTTGTTACTGCCACTACTTTGGATATTTGTGGTGTTATTACCTGTTGCAGCACCTTGTGTAACATTAAATGTATTAGTACTTCCTGTCAAACCAAGAATAAATGTATTATCAGCATTACCTGTTTGTGAAACAGTTACAGAGTTACTAGAACCATTTAACGAACCACTTGGTGTTGTAGTAGATCCACTATAACCTCCAACAGTAACAGTATTGCCATTGGTGCCACCATTTTGTGTAATACCAAATGTGTTGCTTGCACCAGTAGAATTCAATGTAACAGAACTTGTGGTAGAAGCAGTTGTAGAATTACCTTGATTCAAAGTAAAACTATTTGAACCGCCACCATTCATATTAACAGTATCATTATTGCCTGTACCATTAACAGTTGCAACCACACTATTGTTTGTGCCGCCAGCAGTTGTTGCAGTTAGATTGTTTCCTGTTCCTAAAATATTCACATTCAAATTAGAGTTGTTACCTGTTTGAGTTACATTAACATTGTTGCTTGCACTTGTTCCAGAACCATCATTGTTACTATTGATGACAGCAGTAGAGTTGCTACCTGTAATAGAATAACTATAATTGTTACCATTTGAAATACCATTCGCAACAGTAGTCTGAATACCTAGTTGTAAAGTATCACCTGTACCAACTTGATTAACAGTAACTTGATTGCTATTGCCATTGATTACTGCCGGCGTAGTTGCACTTGAACCAGTAGTCTGAACTCCTTCTACGGCATTACCTGCACCATTTTGTGTTACACCAATAGTCGAATTGCTTCCTGACTGATTGATATAAATGGTATTATCTCCGGCTACTGCCAGTCCCGACAACAGCATTACAGCTGTCATTAGAATTGCGGATAATTTTCTCGACAATCCGCCAGCGCCTTTTAAGCTCTTTTTCATTTCTTTTCCTTATTGTTTTACTACTCCCATCTTGGCTGCCACATCCGCTGGCGTGTCTTTTTTACTAGACATACCCAATGGAATACTCGGCGTTGCTGAGATGGTTGGATTAGGTTGTGCTTCCATGATTGTACCATAATCCCAAACACCTTTTCTTTGTCCTTCTTTAATTAATTCAACCACACTTGCTTCAATTGTTGTCTTTAATGCTATAGTTGTTGCCTCATTGATTGTCAAACCAGATTCAAACTGAAAGATGGCCGCAGTTGGACTTACCGACCCATTGTTGGGTGCACCAATCTGTGATATCATACTTCCTATTCCACCTGGTTCGATACTTTTAAAAATTGCTATAGCATCTGCTGTACTATAAACAATCTTTGTAACTGTTACAGTTGCCAATACTTTACCTGTATTAACTGATATTGCTCTTAAACTAACAGTAATAATATCTTTACTGTATTGTGTTGTTGGACCAATACCTAAAAAGTTATAACCTAATCCGCCTGATTCTAAACCTGTATCGTAACCAATAATACCACCTTCAAGTATAATACCAGCAAAAGTTAAAGGCATTAATTTTTGTGCTTGCGGACCTTCATATGCTTGTCGCATCTGTGTAATGATTAAACGTTCTTTAGTAAGAGCATCAATGTTACCACGCTCAACTACATCAAACCATCTACCATGACCAACATCTTGTAATGAACGAATCAATAAGGCATCAGCACCTTGTGTAACTGCGGTACTAAATGATGCGATACCAGGAATAGCTTTACGTTGTCCTGTTTTATCTGTGAATTGATAAACTGCTACAACCAATCTGCCTTTAGATGGTGGTGGAATTTCATCGAACTCTTTTTGTAATTTGTTCTCTAATACTTTTGGCTCATGTTCAACGCCAACCATTTGGCCGGCTTTTTGTGAAATAGCACAACCAGAAAGAATAAGAACTGATAGTATTAACAATAATTTTTTCATGGACCACTTCCTGTAATATTAAATGAGCCAAGTGGCACATTAATTGTGGTCATATTACCGACATTATCGGTTACTTGTAATTGAATATTTGTACCTGTATTAGTCCAAAATATTGTGTTACCTTGAAAGTTCATTTGACCTGAAGTAGATGAACCACCAGCAAACATGGCAGTTGCCAAGTTCTGTGAAATTTGAGCGTAAATACGGGATTCTAAGTTTGTTAGAAATTGATTGATTGGTGTATTGGCGGCATCTGCTTTTGCTTGTTGCTTTGCAGCTTCCATAGCTTGAAGAATAGCCTGTGAACGAGCATATTGCTCATTTTCCAATGCCATTTGAAATGCGCCGTACCCATTACCATTTAAAGAAGGACTCTTAAACTGATAATCAGCAATAGTTGTAGCAAAAGCGGAACTACTTAATAACGCTAGAACTAGACTTTTTAGTATCTTGTTTATCTTCATCCTTAATTTCCCGTAACATCAATACGATGTTTAGCTTTTGATTCAATCTAATCAAATCATTATCTAACATCCTGACACGGTCAATCAAAGCAATCAAAACATTACTTGCTTCACTTAAAACAGGCTTAATTTCTTGTGTTGCCCATTTCCACACATAAAATATAAGGTAACCCATGCCGCCTGCGGCAACAATAGGAAAACCATACTTATTAACTAATTCTACTGGATCCATTATACTTCTTCTTTGTATTTTTGTTTAGCAATTTTCATAAAACTAGAAGAACACTTCATAATTTGTAATGCTAACTCACTATCGATATCGAGCAATTGAGTGGCAGCCAAACGAGCCGCATCATCAAAATTGATGGCGATATCTTCTAAATCATCCAATTCTTTATATAATGGCATAATTAGTCCTTTCGAGCATCATTTTTGCCGTCTGCACGAGCAATACGGTCGGTGTCAGGTTTAACTCCTAATGCGCTTGACATTAGAGTATCAATTCTGATAACATCATGATTCATGGTTTTAACACGATTGTCTAAAGCAGTAATAATACCACTTAAAGACTTCACAGAAGAAGTGACTCCTGCCAGAATAAATTTCAAGGTCAGGAATACAAAATAACCGGCAGCCATCGCTGCGGCAATTGGAAAGCCAAGTTCGGCAACTAATTTAAAAAAATCCATTTTTGTATTGACAATCGTTGGTTAATCGTATATAATCACCAAAGCATCAATATAAGTAACAAGTATATTTATACCAATTTTATTAGGAGAAAATAATGGACATTAAAGTATTGAAATTAACGACCGGAGAAGAGGTTTTGAGTGAAATTGAATCGGAATCTGAGACCGAATATGTATTGAGTAATCCAGTTGGTATTGCTGTAGTTCGTGGTAAAGATGGTCAACCTAGTGTTGGACTGGCCCCATTCCCGCTTCATGCTGAACAAAAGAAAGATGCCACTATTGCCATTTCTAAGCGTAGTGTAGTATACTCCTATGTTCCTGCTGAAGATTTTATTAGTAATTATAAACAAATCTTTGGTGCTGGTATTATCGTTCCTCCACAAAAATCATTGATTACAGGCTAAATTGAGCAATTTCTATACTAATGTACAAAGTTTCGGTAACAGTATTCTCTATCGAGGCATTCGTGATGGTCAGGTAGTGAGGGAGAAAGTTGATTATTCTCCTTCATTATATCTTCCTTCTCGTAAAAACCCACAAGGTGTTTATTCTTCATTAGATGGTCTACCACTTGACCAAAAAGTCTTTGGTGACCTTCGTGCTGCTAGAGACTACATCAAGCAATTTGATGGAGTGCCAGGTTCTCCAGTAATCTATGGTCAAACACGATTTGAATATGCTTATATCGCTGAACAACATCGTGGCATGGTCGACTATGATTATGATAAGGTTCAGATTGCCGTAATCGATATTGAGGTTGGTTCAGAGAATGGATTTCCTGACCCATACAAAGCAAACGAACCAATCACCGCTATCTGTATCAAATTTCTAAATCAAACTCCTTTTGTATTTGCCTGTGGTGAGTATGAAGTACAAGGTAATGAAGTTTATGTTCGTTGTAAAGATGAGTATTCTCTTTGCAAACAATTCATGGCATTTTGGAAAGACAAGTATCCTGATATCATTACAGGATGGAATACAAAGTTTTTTGATATACCTTATCTCATCAATCGATTTCGTAAAATTCTTGGCGAACCAGAAACTAAGAAGTTGTCACCTTGGAATTTTATTTCTGAAAGAAAGACTATAATCAATGGCCGAGAGATGATTGCTTATGGTCTACTTGGCGTTGAATCACTAGACTACATCGAACTATACAAATGGTATGCTCCTGGCGGTAAGTCACAAGAGAGTTATCGTCTTGATGCTATTGCACAGGTAGAACTTGGTGAAGGCAAAATCTCTTATGATGAATATGATAACCTACACGCATTGTATCGTTTGAACTTTCAAAAGTTTATTGAGTATAACATCAAAGACGTTGAACTCATTATCAAATTAGAAGATAAGTTGAAACTGCTTGAACTGGCAGTAACTCTTGCTTATGACACCAAGACAAACTTTGAAGATGTCTTTGCTCAAACTCGTATGTGGGATTCTTTGACTTATGCTTACTTGTATGAGAAGAATATCATTGTACCGCCTCGTATCACTAAACACAAAGATGGTATGTTTGAAGGTGCTTATGTTAAAGAGGTTCAAGTAGGCAAGCATGATTGGGTGGCATCGTTTGACTTGAATAGTTTGTATCCTCACTTGATGATGCAATATAATATTAGTCCTGAAACTCTGATTGAACCTGAAGATTACACAGATGAAATGCGTGACATTCTGGAACAAGGCGTTGATGTTAATAAGATGTTGGCCAAGAAAGTTGATTTAACAAGACTTAAAGGTGCAACACTAACTCCTAATGGCCAATTCTTTTCTACTGTCAAACAAGGTTTCTTACCTAAGATGATGGAAGAAATGTATACAGACCGTAAGAAGTTTAAGAACATGATGTTGGCCGCAAAGCAAGAATATGAAAATGAAACTGACGAATCTAAAAAGTATGAAATTGAAAAACGTATTGCAAAATATAATAACATCCAGTTGGCAAAGAAAGTATCACTTAATTCTGCTTACGGCGCTCTTGGCTCTCAGTATTTCAGATTTTATGATTTGCGTATGGCTCTTGGTGTTACGACCGCTGGCCAGTTAAGTATTCGTTGGATTGAAGCTAAACTTAATGAGTGGATGAACAGGATATTAAAAAGTGAGAAAGATTATGTTATTGCGTCAGATACAGATTCGATTTATCTCAACCTTGGTCCATTGGTTGATAGCATTGTTAAAACAAAGACTGAAACTTCAAAAGTTATCTCCATCATGGACCGTATATGTGAAGATAAAATTCAACCTTTTATTGACAAAAGTTATCAGGAGCTTGCAGAGTATGTTTGTGCATATGCTCAAAAGATGGAAATGAAACGTGAAGGTCTTTCTAATGTAGGAATTTGGACTGCAAAGAAAAGATATATTCTGAATGTGTATAATAATGAAGGTGTGCAATACAAAGAACCACAACTCAAAGTCATGGGTCTTGAAATGGTTAAATCTTCAACACCATCTGTCATTCGTGTTAAGATGTATGATTTGATTAAACTTCTTGTAACCGGTACAGAAGATGATGTACACAAATTTATTGAGGACTTTAAAGAAGAATTCAAGGCATTACCACCAGAAGATATTTCTTCACCAAGAGGCTGTAATGGTTTGGCTAAATATTATGATTCGGTGACATTGTATAAACTTGGTACTCCAATTCATGTTAAGGGTGCCATTCTTTATAATCATTATCTCAAAGAAAAAGGACTAACCAAAAAGTATCCTTTGATTCAAGAAGGTGAGAAGTTAAAGTATAGTTATCTTAAAACACCAAATCATTTTAAGAATACCGTTATTTCTTTTCCTGGTAGATTACCAAAAGAGTTTGGGCTTGACAATTATATCGATTATGATTTACAATTTGAAAAGTCATTTATTGAACCCATCAAAGTCATTCTTGATTGTATGGGCTGGACAACAGAGAAAATAAGCAGTCTGGAGGATTTCTTCTCATGATTTACTTAACATTTTTATGTGCCTTGGCATTATCTGGTATTGCTGCCTACTATTCGGTAATCGGATTGGCAGCAATCTTTACTGGTGCGTTTTGGCCAATCGTCTTTATGGGCGGAGTTCTTGAAGCCAGTAAACTGGTTACTGCATCATGGTTATATCGTAATTGGAAGACCTGCCCACTTTTATTGAAAACATACTTGACAACCGCAGTGATTGTTTTGATGATGATTACTAGTATGGGTATTTTTGGTTTCTTGGCCAAAGCACATATTGATTCCACACTTGATGCGGGCGCCAATAATGTAGAAGTCAAAACATTAAATCAACAAGAGAAAATTACCAAAGATAGATTAGATTATTTGTTGGCACGAGCCAAAGATCCATCAACGGCAAACAATCGACTTGATAAACAAATTCAAGATACTCAAAAAGAATTAACCGAAATCAGTAAGAAAAAATTACCATTATTAAAAGAATCTAATAAACTTGTGGCAGAAGTAGGTCCTATTAAGTATGTTGGTGATTTGGTATATGGTAGTGATGACGATAATGCTTTAGACAAAGCAGTTCGTTTGGTAATCATGTTGATTATGGTTGTATTTGACCCGCTAGCTGTGTTATTATTGATAGCAGCAAATATGTCATTGAAGCCACCACCTGGAAAACCCATCGTAAAAGATGGTGAAATTACTGGTTTAACGGCAAGTGACATACCAGTATTTACTGAAACTAAACCTGACGATAAAATTGAAGTTGAAAAAGAAAACATTGCCGAGTTTGAAAAGGCACAGCCAATTGTATTAGATGAAGCATCAGGTGAAACTATGCCTCCATTATCAGCAGGAGTTAGAACTAAAGTCTTAGAACCTAAGTATGATTACAATGCTGAATTTGCATTTCGTGAAAAAGGAAAATAAATGAGTATACTTGACAAAATTAAAAAGAATAGTAGTATTAAAGATTCGGCTATTCTATCTAAATCAAAATTCTTTACAAACAAAGATATGATTCCAACCTCGGTGCCCATTATCAATGTGGCACTTTCTGGTAAATTAGATGGCGGTTTAACACCAGGTCTTACAATGTGGGCAGGCCCATCAAAACACTTTAAGACTGCTTTCTCACTTTTGATGGCAAAATCTTACTTGGACAAATACGAAGATGCTGCTTTATTATTTTATGATAGCGAGTTTGGTACTCCTCAGTCTTATTTTGATTCCTTTGGAATCGATACTAATCGTGTTCTGCACACTCCTCTTACTGATATTGAGCAATTAAAGTTTGATGTGATGCAACAACTCACCAATCTTGAACGTGGTGAACATTTGATTATTGTAATTGATTCAATTGGTAATTTAGCATCAAAAAAAGAAGTCGATGATGCACTTGATGGCAAATCTGTTGCCGATATGTCAAGAGCAAAACAAGTTAAATCATTATTCCGAATGATTACACCACACTTATCACTTAAAGATATTCCAATGATTGTTGTCAATCATACTTACAAAGAAATCGGAATGTTCCCTAAAGATATCGTTGGTGGTGGTACAGGTTCATATTATTCTGCCGATAATATTTTTATTATTGGTCGTCAACAAGAGAAAGAAGGTACAGAAATTGTTGGATATAATTTTATCATTAATGTCGAAAAGTCTCGATATGTTAAAGAGAAGTCTAAGATTCCGGTCACCGTTCGTCATGATGGTGGTATTAGCCGTTGGAGTGGGTTACTTGACATCGCTCTTGATTCAGGTCATGTCATCAAACCATCCAACGGTTGGTACTCTAAGGTGGATACGGAATCTGGCGTTATAGAAGATAAGAAATACCGTATCAAAGAAACTGATACATCAGAATTCTGGTTACCAATTCTTAAACAGAAATCTTTCCAACAATATGTACAAGACAAATACCAAATTGCAACAGGTGGTATTATCAGAGAAGAAGTAGAACAAGCATTTGAAGTGGAGACTACTAACGGAGTAGAAGATGATTGAAGGCGTTGATTACTGTTATATTTACCCAAAAGAAGATGCCGCTTCGGTACACATTAAATTTTTAGAAGGTCCGTACAAAGGCACTCTTTACAAATATGGTAGAGTTAAGTTTGAAGAAAAAGGTGATGAGGTCCATTTACTTTTTGCTTACGATGTGTTAGAATCACCAATCGATAAGCCAAAGAAGTTAGAAAAGGATGAAACCTTTAAGAATTACATTGGTGATTTATTGGTAGAAATTATGAGTAGTAATATTGAACAGGAAGTATACGATGAAGCTGGAACAAGCGATATTAAAGAATCTGATTTATAATGAAGATTATTTAAGAAAAGTATTACCGTTTTTAAAATCTGATTATTTCTCCGACAGAACGGAGAGGACATTATTCAATGAAATTACATCATTCACGGAAACTTACAATTCTCCACCATCGGTTGAGGCAATTAGTATTGCCGTCAAAGAAAAGAGTACTCTTACATCTGACGAAGTTGAGGGATGCGAAACTTATCTCAAAGAAATTGAGGCAAATAGCAAAGCAGAAACCGAAGTTCAATGGCTTGTTGACAAAACCGAAAAGTTCTGCCAAGAGAAGGCGATTTATAATGGTGTACTACGGGCTATTTCAATTCTCGATGGCAAAGATAAAAATCAGGACAAAGGTGCGATTCCCTCTATATTATCGGACGCCTTGGCCGTTTCATTCGATACCACAGTAGGTCACGATTATCTCGAAAACTCCGATGAACGATATGAGTTCTATCATCGCAAAGAAGAAAGAATCCCCTTTGATTTGGAATATTTTAATAAAATCACTAAAGGTGGTTTACCTGCTAAGACTCTTAATATTGCTCTTGCTGGCACCGGTGTTGGGAAGTCTTTGTTCATGTGCCATGTTGCTTCTAGCTGTATGGTTCTTGGTAAAAACGTATTGTATATCACTTTGGAAATGGCTGAAGAAAAGATTGCTGAAAGAATAGATGCAAATCTTTTGAATGTATCTTTGGATGATTTGATGGATTTACCAAAAGATATGTATGATAAGAAAGTTGCTCGGGTTAAAGAAAAGACAACAGGCAAACTTATCATCAAAGAATACCCAACCGCATCGGCTTCTGTAACTCATTTTAGGACATTATTAAATGAACTTAATCTTAAACGCAGTTTTGTACCTGATATCATCTTTGTTGATTATCTTAACATCTGTTGTTCTAGCCGTATCAAGGCTGGTGCAAATATTAATTCCTACACATATGTTAAATCGATTGCTGAAGAACTTAGAGGACTGGCAGTCGAGTATAACGTACCAATTGTTTCCGCAACTCAAACGACACGAAGCGGATTCACATCATCCGATCCAGGACTAGAAGATACTTCTGAATCTTTTGGACTTCCTGCTACTGCCGATTTGATGTTTGCTTTGATTTCTTCCGAAGAATTAGAAGAACTCGGACAGATTATGGTAAAGCAATTGAAGAATCGATACAATGATCCATCTTATTACAAACGATTTGCAATTGGTGTCGATAGATCCAAAATGAAATTGTATGATGTGGAACAATCTGCACAACAAGGTATTGCTGATGCCGGTACTGCACCTGTTGGCGCATTTAACAAAATTCAACCACAGAAAAAATCATTTGACGGATTTAAAGTATGATATTAACTAGAGAACAAGCACTACATTGTTCCAAAGTATTCCACGATTACTTTAGTAATATTGGAAGTACCGAAGAATATATGCGTGATGAGAAGATAAAAAACCTTGAAGATTTACCTTCTTCATTGTTTCCACCAGAAGATGATTTGTTTTCTGATTTCTCGGTACATCCAAAAGATATGGATATTGAAGTTTGTGAAATACCAAATGCTCAGTTTGAAACATTGCTTGCCATTACCAGTTCCCACATCAATAAGGCACCAGTTGGTAAGAATATACAATTGGCTGTCAAAGAGAAGAACTCAGGAAAGATTCTAGGTTTCATTCGGTTAGGTTCACCAGTAATCTATATGAAACCTCGAAATGAACTCTTAGGACAGGTCTGGATTCAGCAGGAGGATACTGCCAAACGATTCAATACTGCTTGTGTTATGGGTTTTGTAATTGTACCAAGTCAACCATTCGGTTTTAATTATCTAGGTGGTAAACTTCTATCTGCCATTTGTACCAGTCATACTGTAAGAGAAATGTGCAATAAGAAATATGGTATGAATGTATGTCTATTTGAAACTACCAGTCTATACGGAAGTACCAAGTCAGTATCACAATATGATGGCATGAAACCATATATTCGTTTTCGTGGTCTTACTGAATCTGATATCGTACCAATGATGCACGGTCAAAGATACCATGATTTGAAGAACTATGTTGAGAATATTACTGGAGATTTGTTGGCAGGTGATACATCAACTACCAGTAGAAAACTAAGAACTTTTACTAAAATTATTGCTTTAACTAAAGCAGCACTTAAAGGTACACCTGAAGGGGAGGCATTCTCTTTAACGATTGAGAACGCCAAAAAGTTGACAGAAAAGAAAAGATATTATACTTCAGATTATGGATTTAAGAATTCCGTTGATTACATGAATTGCAAAACCGATACTTTGATTCCAGGTGAAAACTATCAAAAACATGAATTAAACAACATCGTTGAGTGGTGGAAGCAGAAGGCAACAAATCGATATGAAACACTTAAAGCAGAAGGTCGCCTCCGTACAACAGTTGAAGTCTGGACTAATGATACAAACATTGACATCATCCGGTAGGTGTGTATAATAAATACTCCTTAACAAAATGGAGATTTACATGGCGTACACATTTTTTCCCACTTCTGCTGCTGAAATACAAAAGACCCTACGAGGAGATAAACTCCGTGTAGGCGAAATCATTAGTGTATTTGGAACACTTAAAAAGATGTTCCCTAAAGAGACATCACCTATCAATATCGATCCACTCAAATTGAGTAAGATTAATGTTACCCGTAGACTTTCAGGTGAAGTTGATTTAAGACAATTAAAAGTTAAAGCAAAAGCACAAAGAATCACCATGAAATTTGGTGAAGGTTCTTCAGGTGGTCGAGGTGTAAAAAATCAAGGTAATGCTTTTGAAGGTATCTTTGCAACAGCAATTGAAAAGTGGTGGGCTGGCGAAGAACAAGATATGAAGTTATCTAAAGCCGTTGAAGATGTTGCTGAAATCTATAAATTAAAAGAGTTAAAAGAATTAAAGGTAGAGATTGAAGTTAAAACTGTTGGTGAATTAAACAATAGACGACCAATCGTATACACACCAAAAGTTTTGATTTCATCTAAGATACCCGTTAGAGATAATAATTTAGGACAAGTTGTTAGTGATGTAACCTTAATTAGTCAAAAGAAAGAATATTATTTAAGTTTAAAAACTTCTGGTACTGTAACATTTTTTAATTCTGGCATTAAACAGGTTTTTCTGACATCTGAAATCAAGAGCGGTAAAATTGAAAATCCTAATGGAATAAAATTGTTAGAAATGTTTAACATTAAGAATGAATTGTTTTGTGATATCTACAATGGTAAATTGAAACAAGGATATTCAGAAGATGTATTTAAAACAATGACACCAGCACAGAAATCCAATCTTAAAGATTTCTTAAAGTCTGGCATTGGCCATGGTTATACTATCGTACACAAAATTGGCGGCAGTATTAAAGTGTATGAGATTGATAAACCATACATGGAAAAAGCAGCAACTCCTTTATCTTGTACAGTATATTACGGTGGAAAAACCGGTACGGGAAAAAGGATAGATATGGAAATAGAAACGCAAAAGTATATTCTAAAAGTGAATATTCGTGATACACAAGGCGGTGACGGATACCCAACAAGAATTATGTGTGATTATAGTTATAGATAAAGGTGAAATATGGGATTAATTGATTTTGATAAACTCGCTAAACAATACGCAGATGATAATGATTTTGGTTTCTCTGCTGTATCCGAAGAAGAATATAATTCAGTAATTAATAAAACTGCTGCAACGGCAGAAGATTATAAAGCAAGATTGAATGAATTAGAAAAGATGATTGTACCTTTCTTGACTAAATTACATTCTACTGGAGATAAAGAATACATATATTGGCCAAATCGTAAACCCGTAATTGAAGCACAAATAGAAAAGATTTTAAAACTGACAAGAGATTAATTATGACCGCAACTGTGATTATACCAACTACTGGCGCAGCAGAAGTACACGAAGCAATTAAATCTGTATTAAATCAAACATACGAAACCAAGTGTTATATTGTTTGTGATGGACCTGAATATGTTTATGCTGTAAAGAATCATATTAAACAATTTGAGAAACATCCAAATTATAAAAATATTATAATGTGTGGTTTACCAATCAATGTCGGTGCCAAAGGTTTTTATGGACACCGTGTCTATGCAGCGTTTACCCATTTAGTCGATACTGAATATGTGATGTATCTTGACCAAGATAATTGGTTAGGAGACCGTCATGTACAAACTTGTGTTGAAACAATTCAAAGACGAAATCTTGACTGGTGTTATTCATTGAGACAAGTACACGACAAAGCTGGTAACTTTGTTTGCTTTGATGATTGTGAATCATTAGGTAAATGGCAAACTTACCATGGTGTACACCATATTGATACTAATAGTTATTGCCTTAAAACGTCAGTTGCTGTATCATTGGCTTCTGCGTGGCATGGTGGTTGGGGCCAAGATAGAGTATTCTTACAAGCCGTAACTCAACACTATCAAAAGTGGGATTGCACAAACGAATACACAACACATTATCGTGTTGATGGTGGTAAAGGTTCTGTCACGGCAGACTTCTTTATTAATGGTAATGAAGTAATGATGAAAAAATATGATGGGAAATATCCATGGCGAACAAAAACTTAATCATTGGTGGTGCAACAAATTACGGCATCAATCAATTAAAACCTTGGGTTCTATCAGCAAAAGAAGTTGCTGGTATTGATAATGATGTTGTCTTAGTTGTAGGTAATGCCACACAAGAAACAATTGAATGGTTAGAAGGACAATATGTAAAAGTTGTTCCTATGATTAATGTTCAAGGTGTACCTATTCATGTATTACGATTCTTATCAATCTACGATTATTTACAAAAACATTGGCAAGAATATGATTATGTGGTTACCACAGATGTCAAAGATGTTTATTTTCAAGTAGACCCATTTAAATTTCTAGTTGACCGTAAATTAGTTGTTGCTTCAGAAGGTCTAAGGTATAAAAATGAACCTTGGGGTAATGAAAATTTATATCAGACTTATGGGCCTTATGTTTACGAAAAATTCAAAGATAATGAAATCTTTAATGTTGGAACATTCGGAGGCACATCTGAATATGTAAAAGATATGGTGTTCAATATCTTCACTAATGCAACAAACAGGCCTATTCCTATTGTTGACCAAGCTGTATTCAATGTACTAATCAACACACAACCATTTAAAGATGTGATACAAACAAGTACACAATGGGCGGCTGAATTAGGTACAATCATGGATCCTTCTAAGATTGAACAATTCAGACCCAATTTACTTTTCCCTGAGCCTGTATTTGAAGATGGTTTAGTGAAAGACTGGACTGGCCATGTTTACCCTATTGTACACCAGTATGACCGAGTGCCAGAATTAAAGAAATTTGTCCAAGAGAAGTATGGACAAGAAGATGAATCAGAATTATTTATTTACAGGACTTAATATGGACTTTGAACAAGAATATCAAGACGCTTGTGTTAGAAACACAGATATGCACGAACATTTACCATGGATTTCAGAATTAACATCTGAGTGTAAACACGCAACTGAATTAGGTGTTGGCTATGCACAGAGTACCAGAGGTTTTCTGAGACACGACATTGAAATGCACAGTTATGAAATTTCTCCGTATGATGTAACTCGTCAATACTTTGCTGACGCACAAGCATCCGGTCGTAATGCAACACTCCATGTATGTTCTACATTAGAAACTGAAATTGCACCAACAGAAATTATGCTCGTTGATAGTTATCATTCATATGAACAAGTCAAAGGTGAATTGGCACTTCATGCTGATAAAGTGAGCAAATATATATTATTCCATGATACAGAATTATTTGGTGAACGTGGTCAAGGTGGTGAAGAAGGTGTTTGGAAAGCAATTCAAGAATTCTTAGATGCTAATCCACAATGGCAGTTAGTTGAACGAAGAACTAATAACAATGGTATGACTTTGATTAAGAGAGTATAATGAAAATCTTTATTACAGGATTAGCAGGATTTCTAGGTAGTCACCTTGCTGATAGATTTATTGAATTAGGACATGAAGTAATTGGTAATGATACCTTGATTGGTGGTTATCGTGATAATGTTCCAAAGAAAGCCAAACTCTATGTTGTTGATTGTTGCGATAACGATAAGATGGCGTATATCATGCAAGGTTGTGATATCGTTGTTCATACTGCTGCAACAGCACATGAAGGACTATCTGTATTCTCTCCTAGTTTTATTACAAAAAACATCTTTGAGGCAAGTGTATCTACAATCTCTGCTGCCATTCAAAATAAAGTAAAACGATTTGTCTATTGCACATCAATGGCACGATATGGTGACCAAGAAGCACCATTTCATGAAGGCATGGATCCTAAACCAGTAGACCCATACGGTATTGCAAAAGTTGCCGGTGAAGATGTATTAAAAGCATTGTGTGAAACTCATGGCATGGAATGGAATATTGCTGTGCCACATAATATTGTCGGTCCACGCCAACGATATGACGATCCGTTCCGTAATGTAATGAGTATTATGATTAATCGTAATCTACAAAATAAGCCAGCAATTATCTATGGTGATGGTTTACAAACTCGTTGCTTCTCATATGTTGGTGACTGTATCAACTGTTTAGAGAAGATGGCATTGGATCCAAATATTGTGAGTGAAATTATCAACATTGGTCCTGATGAGGGTACCATTACTGTTGCAAAGTTAGCCGAATTAGTTGCTGACGAATGTGACATGAGAAAAGATACTATTTGGCCACCAATTCATATGCCTGACCGACCAAGAGAAGTTAAACACGCTTCTTGTACCGCAGACAAAGCTCGTAAATTGTTAGATTATGAAACCAAAACGGATTTAAGAAAAGCAATTCAAGAAACTGTGGCATATGTTAAACGAAAAGGACCTAAACCTTTTGATTACACTTATCCACTTGAAATCATTTCTGATAAAACACCTCGTACATGGAAAGATAGGTTGATGTGATGAATACTTTAGTTGATATTATTATTGAGAAGAATTTGCGTAATGATACACATTATGAATTTGGTACAGATAAAGAATTCAATCACAAATATTGTAGTGGCTTTTATGATGAAGCCTTTGCACCATACAAAGATAAACCTATTCGCTTGTTAGAAATTGGTATTCACCGTGGCGGCAGTTTGGCCTTATGGCATCATTATTTCCCTGAAGCTGATATCTATGGTCTTGATGCTTTTGATTTTGGTGCTAAACAAAACTGTGAACCTTACCCAAGAGTTAAAGTCACTTATGCGGATGGTTATCGTAAAGACTTTGCTGATACACTTCCATCATTTGATATTATCATTGATGATGGTCCACACACCAAAGAAAGTCACCTACAATCATTAGATTTGTATTTGCCAAAATTAAAACCTGGTGGTATGTTTGTAATTGAAGATATTGCAAGCATGGAATGGGTATCTGAATATATGATGTTGGTACCTAATGATATGAGTTACAGAACGGTTGATTTAAGAGAACCTTCTGGTATGTCTGATAGTATTATTTTTTGTGTGACTAATAATGGTTGATATTTCTTTTTGTCATCTTGCCTCAGCAGGCAAAAAAGTATCTACTGAAAAGATGGTAGAGAATATTCGTAAGTATTATCCTGATGCTTATTATTTCCTAGGTTCGGATGCCGCAGATGATTTATCAGATATTGGTGTTGCCAATAATTGTGATTATTTTCCATTTTCGGTTAAAGTTGGATATCCTAGTTACAATTTAGAAAAACTGTTAGTATGGTTTGAACGATTTAAACTCGCTTGCCAGAAATGTGAGACTTCACATATAATGATGATGGAAGACGATGTTTGGATTAAAAAGGAAATTACAATAAATGATTCTTGGGAAATGGCAGGCCACAACATTACTGTTGGCAATATCATTCCCGAAAACATTATAGATAGTATTACAGAGTTTTCAGGTAGACGACCAATCACTAATCAATATGGTTGTGGTGGCGGTTCAATCTTTAGAGTGTCGACCTTTCTGAATAACTATGATAAAGTGATTGAATGGTTCAAACAAAATCATGATAACTTTCAAAAGCAATACGAACCATTAGGTTTTATGGATTGTTATATGGTGGTGTTTTATATGTTATGTGGAAAAGATTATTCAGTTAATCCTTATTTGACAGACACACATCACCATAAAAATGATGGTTATGATTATGATAAATTTGTTGAAACTACTCCAGCACACATTGAAATTGTTAATAACTATAAAAGGTATTATTGGGTATGAATGAAATTAGTATTGTAACAGCCTTCTTTGATATTGGCCGTGGTGAGTGGACACCAGATAAAGGTCTGCCACATTATTTACAAAGAACAACACAAACATATATTGACCGATTTGCCAACATGGCTAAACTCAATAATGAAATGGTTGTTTACACTTCAGCCGATTTAGTTGATAAAGTTAAAGAGTTAAGAGAAGGTAAACAAACTCATATTCTGACTATTGACTTCCCAACATCATTTGTAGAACTGCGTGAGAAAGTTACCGCAGTACAAAAAGATCCTGCTTATCAAGCAAAAATAAATCCCATGCAAGTACGCAATCCAGAATATTGGAACGCTGACTACGTTGTAGTAAATGCCATGAAGTCTAGTTTTGTTGTTGAAGCCATTAAAGCTGGTTACATCAACAATGAATTAGTCGCTTGGCTTGATTTTGGTTATTGCCGTGATGAATCTACATTGAATGGTGTAGAGACATGGAGTTATCCTTTTGATAAAGAGAAGATTCATTTCTTTAATGTCAAAGATTGGCAAGAAGGCACAATCATTGAAGATGTTATTGCTAACAATGATGTACATATTACTGGACCTATGATTGTTGCTCATAAGAATAAATGGCCAACATTACAAGCATTGGTACATCACAGTATCCAAGAATTATTGAAGAACAATTTAATTGATGATGACCAGACTATGTTATTGATGTCTTATTTGTTTGCTCGTGAGGCTTTTGAGTTACATAAAGTATCAGCAGAAGATTGGTTTATTGCTTTTAAGGAATATAATGAAACTGTATCTTAATGGAACTGCCAACCTTGGCGATTTTCTAAATGCAATGCCTGTATTGTCAGGTCTTAATAAGTCTTATGGTAAGTATGATTTAATCATTAGAACAGAGATGAAGAAGTTCAATGGTCTAAAAGAATTTCTCATGTATCAAGAATTGTTTAGTTCAGTTGAATTTGATTCTGATATTTTTGTCTATGGTGAGATTATACAATTAAGTTCTTGGCCAAGTCGTGAAGATAGATTGAATCCGAACCGACCAATTGAGACTTGTCGTTATGAGAATTGGTTAAAAGACAAATACGGACTGCAATTTGAAGTTGATGATAACTTTGTGGTTGAAACACCAGATTTTGATATTGAAGTTAAAGATGAGTATTATGTTGGTGACCGATGGGCAGTAGGTAACATTGATGACCGCAGAGAGACACATATTCTATCACACTTGGACAAATATAACTTCATTGATTATAACCGACCAATGTTAGAGAATGCTTATATTCTAATCAATCTAAAGAAACCATTTATTACAAACTTTACTGGTATTGGTATGCTTGCTGACTTGTGTAATGTTCCATTATATTGTGTATGGAAAGCAGAAGATTGGAAGCCAGAGTTCCGTGTTGGTGATAATGTTAGTTGGGATGGTGGTCGTGATATTCAACAAGTATTTGAAAAACATTTTTATCTTGACCGTCAAGCAAAACTAGTTCATGCGAAAGATTTAGAAACATTACTATGATTATTAATATTGAACCCGGTACATTTGGCGGACCATTACGCAATGGCGATTTACTCGGTGTTTGTAATGTAATAGAACACATCAGAAAAATTAATAGTAATCCATACATCAGATTCTATTTGAAAACAGAAGCCGTCAGCACAGAAAAATATGTACAAGATTTTCATATATTTCTTTTAACTGAAACAAATTATTTTTCTTCACATCCAGGACAAGAAACTTTACCATGGCGTAATGTTAATGTTTGGGATTTCCGTGATATTTGTGGTGACATGGTTAAAGTACCAAACAAAAAAGAAATAGAAAAGAAGATTGTTATTTTCCCTTTGTTTGATGCACCATACAATACTTACAGAAATTGGCCACAAAAGTTACTTGAAACTATCTGTAAAAAATACAGTGCGCCGGAATATGATGATTACGAAAAACTTATCTGTGTCGGTAAATATCCATTTGGACATGAAGAATTGATTTCGGTACAGTTCAAATATAGCTTCGATTTTATGGAAAATATCAACCATATACAGACTGCGGAAATCTTTGTCGGTGGTGACACAGGAACAACACATTTTGCCTTTTCTCTTGACAGGGGACCTAAGGATATGTTATACTATAACTCTAGTAGGGCTTTGGTACATACTTTACCATTCTATTTGTTAGAAGGTAAAGGCAGAATGGCAACTTATTGGTTAGATTTTGAAAGAACTCAATTCTAAATCCAACAATTTTGGCACTATGTATCTAAGCCAATGTTTTTAGTGTTTGGAGGTAGAATTTCAAAAGTTGGATAAATACAACCAAATTCACTCTTTTTAGTAGCCATAGTGTGCTACATCTTAAAAGGATCTTAATGCAGTCGTTTAAAACTTTTCTTAAAGAAGAAGCCGGTGCCGATGAAGGCAAACTCAAGCATATTCATCATGCTGAGGACAGACCACTATTTCATGGCGCCAAAGGTTTTGAACACGCAAAAGGTGCATTAACTCAAGCTCACGAACATATTAAGTCTGGTAGTAAATCTACTCATCTTACAATGAAGTATGATGGTAGTCCTGCTATCGTTTTTGGACATCATCCTGAAACTGGTAAGTTCTTTGTGGCATCTAAGTCTGCCTTCAATAAGAATCCAAAGATTAATTACACTCACGAAGATATCAAGAAGAACCATGGACACGCACCAGGTCTCATGGATAAACTCCATGCGTCTTTGAATCACCTCAAGAAGATTGCACCTAAAACAGGCGTATATCAAGGGGATTTGATGTATACCCACGATGACTTAAAACACCATAAGAATGGTAAGGTATCGTTTACCCCAAATACCATTACCTATACTGGTCATGGTGAAGAAGCACAAAAAATTAAAGATTCTAAAATTGGTGTTGTAGTTCATACGCAATACCATGGTAAAACTGCTGCTTCATTAAAAGCAGACCCACATCCAGATTTACACAATTTCCATCCACATAAAGATGTTTGGACAAAACATCCTGAACATGATACAAGTCATGTACATTATTCTGAAGCAGACCAAGATGAGTTTCACAAACATATCGCTGCCGCACAGAAAATTCATAATGAACATAAAAAGACCATGTATAAGACCACAGAACCACATGGTGGTGAAACAGGTCACTTATCAACATACATCAACCATACAGTTCGCACCGATGAGAAACCATCGGCTGAAGGTTTGAAGAAACATATTACCGACAAATACAATAAAGCAATTGAGAAGTTAAAAACTCCAGCATCACAAGGTCGTAAACAAGCTGAGTTAAATACTCATGTGAAGCACGTTGATGCTCATAAGAAAGACTATGAAAGTTTACTAAAGATGCATCAGCATCTACAAAAAGCAAAAGATGTATTGGTTCATACACTAAACCAACACACAGGCGATTTGGAACATCACATAGATAGTAAAGCAACTGATCCAGAAGGATATGTCGTTCATCATGCAGGCGAACCAACCAAATTAGTGAACCGTAAAGAGTTTGCTAAAGCCAATTTATTGAAAGTAAGAAAATGAAGTCATTTTTAGAACTAGTAGAAGAAAAAGAATCGGAACATAAGCCCGTAGTAATGGCTTTTGGCCGCATGAATCCTCCTACTACTGGTCACCTTAAACTCATCGATAAAGTTAAGCACGAAGCTGAGAAGCAGAAGGCTAAGCACGTTGTTGTCGTTTCACACTCACAGGATTCTAAAAAGAACCCTCTATCAGGCGAACAAAAACTTAAACACCTTAAGCGTTATTCTCCTGGTACACATTTTGAGGCTTCCGATAAAGAACACCCAACTATCCTACATCATGCCGCCAAGTTACACGCAAAAGGCCATGATAAATTAACTGTTATTGCTGGTTCAGACCGTGTTAAAGAAATGCACGATTTGTTACACAAGTATAATGGTGTAAAAGGCCGTCATGGTCATTACAACTTTAAAAAGATTGAAGTTAAGTCTGCTGGCCATCGTGATCCTGATGCCGAAGGTTCTGAAGGTATGTCTGGCACTAAGATGAGAGAACACGCAAAGAATAAAGACTTCCATTCTTTCCGTCAAGGCGTTCCACATCATGTATCTGATGCTCATGCAAAAGAACTCATGCACGATGTTCGTAAAGGCATGGGATTACACGAAGCCGTAAACCATGGCCAATTTAAAGCAATTTTTGTTACTGGTGGTCCAGGTTCTGGTAAAGATGTTGTTATCCGTGAAGCAATTGCTGAATCTAGGATTGTAGAATTGAATTTTATTCAAGCTAGAGATTATTTGGCCGATAAACAAAAATTATCTGAGAAAACTAATGATTTCCGCAGAGAAGCAATTCGTGCTCGTGGTCCATTGATTATTAATGGTCCCGCCGATGACAATGAAAAGATATCCTACATTAAAGAAGAATTAGAAGAACTTGGTTACGATACCATGATGATTTTTGTTCATACTACTAATGAAACTAGTCAGGAAAGAAATTCATTATTGTCCAGAATGATGGCTGAATCTGTACGATATGATAAGTGGGTTAAATCTCAACAAAACATTACACAATTTAGTGAAATGTATGGCAATTTAGTAACCTTTGACAACACAGGAAACCTAGATACCAAGGAAGAGGATATAACTAATATATACCAGTCCACCAAAGAGTTTTTGGACTCCAGAGCAACAAATGAGTCCGCCACCGATTGGTTAAATAGAAATGTAAGTTTATTTGGAGAAGATAATGTTAAGAAAAATTCTAAATCTATTCAGCAAAAAACCATCGGAAGATACAACAACTTCTTCCGAGCCAAAGGTCCAGCAGACATCAAGCCAGACAACTCCGGAAGTCTTGTCGGTTCCAGAGACCAAATCAAAGGCGGTACAGGCCCACGCAAAGACCCGAACGGTCAAGGCCACTCCGGCGGAGCATGGCACGGCGCCTACAACGAAGCAGCGCCCACGCTCAAAATCAGCGGCCCGCCCAAAGAACCTAACTTCCAAAAAGACAACGACAAAAACAAAAAAATAAAACGTGGCGATAAGTCGTTAAGTGCAGGAAGGGTCGGTAGACCTGATGGTGTAAGCGGAGAATACGATACAAGAGCAGGTGGTCAAGGTGCCGCAGCAGGTGCCGGACTTGGCCAGAACCTTTACGGTGAAACACAAGAATATAGTAATGCCAGTCAGAACGGTACAGCAATGCTTGGAGCTAAGGTAGAACCAAATCCTTTATCCGAGAAGAAGAAGAAAAAATTAACTTTTAAAGAGTTTAATGGTTTTCAAAATGATGGCGAATCTGGACTTGGCGGTGTTTTAGGTGGTGCCAGCAACAAAGAAGGCATGGATACCTACAAAGACCCAAACCGTAATATTGGTATACAAATTGTTAAGAAGAAGAAAAAGAAGTTCAATGAAAACCATGTTTCAGAATTAGAAACTGGTTTGAAAAAATTAGATAGTCATAGTTATGATTCTATTGATAGATTGATGCAGAATATTGCAAGTAAACACGGTATTACCGGTAAAAATTTGCATGATGATTTTAAAAAGAAACATGATAAGATTCCAGATAAATGGATTAAGGATAAGAAATGATATCTTTTAAAAAATACTTAAATGAAGTTGCAAAACCTACCGGTGCTTTAAAGAAAGCCTGTTGGAAAGGTTATACTGCTGTTGGTACAAAAGAGAAAAATGGCCGTACAGTACCTAATTGTGTACCTGAAGAATATAATCCAGAAGAATTGTTCGACATACTCGAAGAAGTTGTATACGATATGGCAGAACAAAACGGTGTTGATCCTGAATCTATTTGGGAAGAACTGGAAGATGTTTCAGACGAAGAATTATACGAATCTGCTGCTTGGCGTAGAAAAGAAGGCAAGAATCCTACTGGTGGTTTAAATGCAAAAGGTATTGCATCTTATCGTAGAGAAAATCCAGGATCTAAATTAAAAAGAGCTGTAACTGGTAAAGTAAAAGCCGGTAGTAAAGCAGCTAAACGTAGAAAGTCATTTTGTGCTCGCATGGGCGGCATGAAGGGACCAATGAAGAAACCAAACGGTGAACCAACAAGAAAAGCACTAGCATTACGCAAGTGGAAATGCAGATAAAAACAGGAGAATAAAAATGTTTGCAAAGACCTTAGTATCCCAATCTATGATTGACGCAGTTAATCAAGTTTTGGAAGAAGATAAAAAGAAAATGATTACTGACGCAGAAATGGATGAAACTGGTTTTCACAAAGCTGCTCATGCTGCCAAGAAAGCCAATCAATCTCATTTTGAGTTTCAAGGTAAAAAATATCCTGTTACAGCAAAGTCTCATGCAGAAGCAATTGAAATGGATGAAGCGGCTGAGAAAGTACCTACACCAACAGGCATGAAAGTTTATGGTTCTAGTTACGGTAATTCTAAGAAAGCTCGTGCTGACCAAACTAAACATTCTGTTGATGATGTTAAAGGTCCTAAAGCTAAGGACATGAAAGAAGAATCTAAAGATTGTATTACTGAACCAGAAGCAAAGAAGATTGCTAAAAAAGAAGTTGGTCACCACAATGTGACTATGCACAAAGGCCAAAAGAATACAGTTAAAATGGAAGGCCTTACTTTTGCTGAAAAATTATTAGCAATTCACGAAGCAAAAAGTTCTGGTACAGATGAAATTTTCACCGATAATAATCTTGGTGAAGAAGAAATGTCTGACGCTCAAATGAAGAAGCGTGAAAAGATTGTTATGTCTATGAAAAAAGGCGAAGCTGGTTTCAAACAACGTTATGGTAAGAATTGGAAGAATGTAATGTATGCTACTGCTACTAAGCAAGCAATGAAAGAAGATTCTTCTGATGAATACGAAGGTGAAGAATTGGATGAAGCATCTCCAGCAAAGAATACTGATATTGCTGATAAGGCATATTTGAAACACAAACCAGGTACTGTTAAAGGTACAATGACACAACTTGGTCGTTTTCTTAAAGGCAAACCAGAAATCAAAGAAGAAACATTAGAAGAAGCAAACATTACTCATGCTGCTCACTTTGATGATCCAAAGACTGGCAAATGGGCAAGTATGGCTCTATTGACTGCTAAGAATGATGAAGATGCAATGGAACAAGCCAAAGACTTATTGAGAACTCATGCTTATCGTCATTACAAATTGTCTGCTGTTGAAAAACATGAGCCAATCAAAATGAAGATGAAAGAAGATGTTGAAGTACAAGTTGATAAATCTAGTGATAAAGTTACCACAGATATGTTAAAAGGTCGTGTTGCTGGCGGCAAAATCAATTCTTTCAAAAACTATAAAGTAGATTTGAAAACTGCTGGTGAAGAACCAGTACCTAAGCAAATCGAAAAAGGTGAAGATACAAGAGAGAAACAAAAGATTACTACAAATCCAGGTGCCGTAGATATCAAGCTTGACGACAAATTAGGTCATCCAACTCCACAATCTCATTTTTCTTCCGAACACCAAATTACTCATGAAGAAGTTCAAATGGATGAGAAAGTAATTGCTGGTAGTCCAGGTTGGGAAAAGATGCCAAAGAATGTTAAAGATAAATCTGGTGCAGTTCATACACCAATGAGCCGTGCTCGTGATTTGGCTCGCCAATCATTTAAGAAGTTGAAAAAAGAAACAATGATGGGTAAGATTTCTAACTAAGAGACTCATATGAAAAAGTTTAAAGATATCGTTAAGAAGAATCCTGAACCGGCTAGGGGCACCAATTTTACAAACCCTAGCCAGTTAGGTCAGTATTCAGCTAAGCATCAAGTTGCTGAATCTGCTACATTAAATCAATATCTACAATCTAAAGGTATCGACCCACAATATGTTTCGAAAGATACTAAGATTGCTCATTCTAAGTCTAATGCTTTTCTAAAATGGAAAGAAAGACATATGAATGAAGATATGACTACTCAAAGAAAAGATGGCGATGCTCGTTCTTTAGACATTCATTCACCAACATTGCGTAGACAAAAATCTTTACAAAAAGTGGCTTCACATTATACAATTAAACCAGTAACGACACATCCTCACCAAAATCCTATTAAAGGTGAAGCAAGTCAAACTACTAAATTGACACCAGAAGAAGTTACTATGGAAGATACAAAAAAACAAGATCCAATGACAAAAGCATGGAACAATAGATTCTTATTGAAACAATTATTGTCTTATTTGGGAATTACAGAAACTAGTATGAAAAGTAAAGTCGAAGAAGCCAAATTACAAGAACTTAGTCGTGCTAGCGTCATCAAAAAAACTTTGTTTGGCGAAGCGGCAAGTAAAGATACTGCATTAGAAAAGTTTCGTAAGGCATCAGCTGAACGTGAAAAGAAACACGCTGATATTGAAAAAAAGCAATCTAAAGATGGTTCTGGTATGTCATCTGCTATTGACCGTTTACAAAAACAAGTTAATAAAGAAGATGTTTCACCTTTGTTACATTCCTTACAGAAAAAAGCAGATAAAAAACACGATAAAGATATTGAAAAATTTGTAAAAGGTCATAAAAAAGGAAAATTGATTTCTACTAAAGAAGATGTTGGTGACGCCAAGGCAGCCACCAATGCCGATGGTTTACCTAATGCTCAATTAGAACCTGTGTCTGAAAAAAAGAAACAATTATCTAAATCTGCTCGTATGATTAAGGCATTATACAAAAATAAGCGTATGGTCAAGGAAGATATGTACGACCACGAAAAAGAAGATAAATCGGTTGCAACTTATGGTAAGAAACCTAAGCATGAAAAAGCCGATGAAAAAGACAGTCATGGTGAAAAGAAACCACAGGCCGCTGCAGTATTGACCGGTGGTACTACACTAACTGGTGAGAAGCGTGACGATGTAGAGATTGATCCAATGATGAGAAACCGTCCTGGTCAACCAGATGTCACGAAAAAAGATGATAAAGATAAGAAAAAAGAAGATAAGAAGAAAGATAAATAGAAACATAACCAAAGGCTTACAAGGAGAATAAGATGCCAACATGGGGAAATACAGATAACCACAATCAAAAGCCAAAATTTGATGTGGAACGTGAAACAAGAGAAGTATTACAATTTACGGTTCGTACCGGTAATACAGCTGGTAACAACGTTATTCAAGTTGCTTATAACGATGGTGCACAGAACAACGTAGCTAACGTTGGTGCTGCTGTTGGTCAATGGGTTTACTTCTATACATTAGGTGCAAATAACGTTGGTGGTTTGTCCGGTAACGGTACACCAGGATTCTTTGAATCTAATACTCAGATTTCTACAATTAGCGGCAATACTATCACATTGTCAAATAATTTGTTTGGTCCAGCAAATGCTGGTTGGACTGTTGAATTTGATAAAGCAATTGCTTACAATTCAAATAAGACAGTAGAAACCACATATAATTCTGATACCATTCTGATGACTGCAACTCGTTGCGCTAATACATCAACCAATTTACCAACAGGTATTACTGCTGCTCAAGTTGGTAATATGACTCAAGGTTGGGTTCATGTACAGAAGAAAGTCAACGCTGATGGTACAGTGCGTTATTTGAAAGAGACTTTGGTTGCACTTGCTAACGCTACTGCATCAAACACAAGTTCAGCAAACACAAGTTTTGGTAATTTTATTGCTGGCGTTTAATATATTATAGGGATGGGTACCTACGGGTACCCATTTTAATTATGTTTGATGATTTGAATGAAGATAATTTTATGATGTACGCAATGAAGTGTTATGAATCGCCTAATTGTGTTATGTCTGAATTTGAGGGAGATATCAAAAGAACCAAATATCTCAAACGATTATTTCGTAGATATAAGGTCACCAAAACTCTCAAAGAAAGATTGATATTAAACCATATCATTTTATTGAATAATGTTTTTGGTCCAGAAGTCACATCAAGAATATTATTTTATAGAATTGATGAACGAGACTATGACATATTGAAAACATTCCTATCATATTTGGGTATTATGCCTGAAATGATTTGGGGTATAAATGGTAAAAACATTCGGTCTGCTGATATACCAGTAGATATGAATATCGCAGAGATATTAAGGAACATATGATTTCATTTAAAAAATACTTAGAAGAAAAAGGTCGCTGCTGGACTGGTTATAAACCAGTACCAGGAAAAACAGCATTCTCAAAAGGTTCTTGCGTTAAAGAAGATGAATTAAATGAAATGGGTGCTGGCGCCGCAGGCGGTGGCGGACCAACTAATACTGCTGGCGGTGGTGCTGTTGCAGGTATCGGTGTTGGTAAACAAGGCGAACCTGGTGTTGATTTAAGAAAACACAAAAAGAAACACGCAGATCCACGGTTGCCAATGGGAATGGGTAAACGAAAGGACTTTTAAGTGATTGTTGAAGCCATTTGGGAATCATTTCACTTAAAAGCAGAAGTAAAAAAAGAAGATGGTGTTACATATATCAGAGTCCGTGGACTTGATAGTGCTTCATTAGCGGAATGGATTAAATTTAAATTTGATAAGTTGAAAGTTGAATACAAAGCTCATATGAGTTATCAGTTTTCAGATTATGAATGGATAAAAGTAGAATATGTTTAGTATAAATTGGTTCTTAGGACTAATTCCAAGTTGGATGCCATGGGCAATTATCGGTTTCGGTGTTGCCCTTTTTGTTCTGGTCCAATTTTTTAAATTTTTAATTCCTGTTATGTACAGGTTTATTGCAGTAATTGTTATAGAATTACTTGGTGTTATCTTGTTTGCTTCGGGATTCTATATAGATGGAAGACGTGATGTTTTAGTGGATGAAGAAGCAAAAATCAACCAAGTTGTTTCGGACCAAAAAGATATTACAAAACAAGCGCTCGATGATTATATAAAAACTCATGAAGCAACAAAGGCGAAAAATGAAACGATTATTAAGTATATTACAACTAAAGATGATAGCTTGTGTAAGCTGCCTGGTTCTTTTATCCGCTTGCACAACTACGCCGCTACGAATTCCGTTCCCAACTCCACCGGATCAACTGATGGTACCGCCAACGGATTTACAGGTATTACCGGAAAGTAATGTAGAGTTATCAGATGCTGAAAAAATAATTGCAGAGAATTATGGTACTTACCATTTAACCGCAGACCAATTAAAAGCATTACAAAATTGGGTTAAACAACAGAAAGAATTGAATCCATGAAAAAATTACTAGTCAGTTCGCTATTTTGTCTAGTAACAGGTTGTTCTTTGATGATTGGGCCTTACGATGCCAATGAATATTATTTGGTAACTCAAATTAGAACAATTGCTGAACTAAATTCTTGTGGTCATAATATTATTGAAATGTTATATTTGGATGGTGCTGAATTAAAAAATTATAGCCAGTATCTACCAAATAATGAAGCAGAAATTAAATTAACTACCGACTTGTTTAGATTAATAGAAGAATTACACAATAAAGAAAATCCAGGCGAAGCATATTGTAAAGCAAAACTAAATATCATAGCTAAATCGGCCGAACGAATTCAACAAGTTACGGGGAGTAAACCAAGATGAGTATAAGAGATATTGCCATTCAGGCACAAGAGTATCAGAACCAATATAATGCTGGTCAACTTTCTGCCGCAGACTTTAAAGAATTGGTAGAAGATTTAAACATTCAAGGTCAAATTGATGCAAACGCTGATGAGTTTGAATTAGACCAAGAAGCAAGAGCAGTTTTGTTAAACGTGGTACAAATCGTAAGTGCAATTTATTGAGGAGATTGAAATGAGTATTTTGAATTTGTTTGAAAAAGAAAAAGAAACATTGGTAAAAGATGTACAGAAATTTGAATCTGTAATCAAAAGTGATTTAACTTCCATTTTTGCACAAGCCAAAATTGATGCGGCTAATGCAAACGCAAAAGTAGATACACTTAAATCTGAATTGGCGTTAGCAATTAAAGACGCAGCAGAACTATCGCAGAAGGCATCAGATGCAGCTAAGGCAGCTGCCGATGAAGCCACAGCACAAGTTCAGGCTTTAACCGCAGAAGCACAACTTCATGCTACTATTGCTGCCTCACAAGCAAGTCAAATTGTAGTAGCACCAGAAGCGCCACCAGCAACATTAGCACAACCATCATAAGGATTAAAAATGACTTTAGAAGAATTTCACGCAATTGTACCTAATAATCCATACGCTGAACAATGGGTTGAGGCATTAAATAAAATTTTGCCACAATATGATATCACTTCACCTTTGCGTGTTGCTGCATTTATGGGTGAGTGCTGTGTTGAATCTGCTAATTTCACCGCAATCCAAGAGAATCTGAACTATAAGGCAGAATCTTTACATAGAACATGGCCTTCACATTTTCAAACATTAGAAATTGCTGAACAATATCAACACAATCCAGAAGCAATCGCTAATCGTGCTTACGCTGGTCGCATGGGTAACGGCGATGAGGCTTCTGGTGATGGTTGGAAATATTGTGGTCGTGGTCTAATTCAATTGACTGGTAAAGACAACTATCAAGCATTTGCTGATTCAATTCAAATGTCAGTAGAAGATGTTCCTGCTTATATGGGTACATTTGAAGGTGCCGTACAGTCTGCTTGTTATTTTTGGGAAAATGCCAATCTAAATGCTCACGCAGATAATGGTGATATTGACCAAATTTCACACATCATCAATGGTGGTTCTTTAGGTGAAGCAGAAAGAAAACAACACTATCAGCACGCATTACAAGTACTTGGTGCCTAAATGCCAGATACAGAAAAAGAATATAAACAACTCAGCGATAGCGAGAAGAAAAAAGAAGATTGGATGAACAGTAAGTGGCGTCCAATGATGGGTTGGATGTATATGATTATTTGTTTATTTGATTTCTTATTTGCGCCTGTATTGTGGAGTTTATTACAAGCACTTAATCATGGCCAAGTTACCAGTCAATGGCAACCATTAACATTACAAGGTGCTGGTTTGTTTCATCTTGCTATGGGTGCTGTTCTTGGTATCGCTGCTTATGGTAGAACACAAGAAAAGATGGCAGGCGCAAATAATGGTGGTTTACCAACACCAGGTATGCCATCACCAATGGGTGGTTCACCAATGCCAATGGCACCAAGGCCAATGTCACCAATAATGTCACCAACTGCAATGCCAGCTTCAACTACTACAACTGTATCTGAAACTGTTACAACAACCCCTGCAGCACCTATGTTGAAACCACTAGGTCCTGCTATGAATATGCCGGAGAGATAAGATGAAAAAATCATTACTAATCGTATTAGCTTTGTTTTCTTTAACTGTACAAGCAGAAACCAAAAAAATCTGCCACGATAAAGTGGTAAAAGGTAAGACAGTTTCGGTATGCAAGACTGTAAAGATTCATCAAGCTATTGCTGATGCCACAACTATCCCCGTAAAGAAAAAATAAAATGGCGGAAGAGGAACTAAAAGTTGATGTTGGTGTTTTAAAAACACAAGTATTGACTTTATCAGCAATTTGTAATAAACTAGATGCGGTTATCGAAAAACTGGTGGAACAACACGACCGACACATAGCAAAGGTTTACACAGACATGGATAATCGTAGAGTAGAGGTAGATGCGGATGTAAGAGAGATACATGACCGTATTGATACCGTTTTGGACAAAATGCAAGCTTCCGAATTAAGAATTATGGAAGAAATCAAAGGTCTCCGTAAGTGTGTTACTGACCACAATACCGCTGAAAAAGAACAGTTAGATAAACTTTTGCAATGGAAGTGGACAATTGTTGGTGGTATTGTTGTTATCTCATGGTTGATTTCCCATGGAAATATTGATACAATAATCAAGTCTATACATTAATCAAATTTGGTAATATTATATTATGAGTGTTTTTATCGACAGGACTTTCCTGCTCCGTGTTTCGCCTAAATTACAAAGGTTTTCTCAAAAAAAATCCGATTTATATAATTTCAGGTGTCCGCTCTGTGGCGACTCGCAGAAAAATAAAATTAAAGCCCGAGGTTTTGTATTCCGTAAAAAGAATGACTACTTCTATATGTGTCATAATTGTGGTGTATCAACCACGTTTTATAATTTTCTGAAACAAGTTGACGAATCATTACTTAGAGAATATCAATTAGAAAGATATAAAGAAGGTACACCAAATGCAAATACGCCAGCGCCTAGCTTTGATGAATTTAAAACTGAAAAACCAGTATTTAAGAAAGCCTTGGAACTTCCTTCAATCGACTCATTACCAGAGGCGCATTTTGCTAAGAACTATGTTTCGCAAAGACGGATTCCGGAGACCTTCTATTCGCAACTATACTATGCGGAAGATTTCGCAACCTTCATACAAGGCCTTGGGATTGAAAAAGAAGGCCTTCACAAGAACGATAAACGGCTCGTCATACCGTTTTATAATAAAGAGAAGGAACTCGTGGCTGTCCAGGGTCGCTCGTTGGGTGAATCGAAACTCCGGTATATCACATTAAAGTTACATGACGATGTTAAAAAGGTTTATGGCCTTGATAGAGTTGATTTGAATCAAGATGTATATGTTGTTGAAGGACCAATTGATTCAATGTTTATTAAGAACGCAGTGGCAACAGCAGACTCTAATTTAGAATCGATTGCCGATTGCGTGGACAAGTCCAAAGTTGTTTTGGTGTTTGATAATGAACCTCGTAACAAAGAAATCGTAGCAAAAATAAATTCTGCTATTGATAATCACTTCAAAGTAGTCATTTGGCCAGAATTCGTTGATTCTAAAGACATTAATGAAATGGTGTTAGATGGGTTCTCACCTGACGAAATTCAAGACTTTATAAGTAAAAATACCTTTGTAAATTTGCGTGCAAAAATGGAGTTTGTAAATTGGAAAAAGATTTAATCAATTGGGTACAAAGGATTTCGGAGAAAAAGGATGAACTTGGTGGGTTTAATGTTTGTCCTTATGCAAAGTCTGCATTAGAAGAAAAAAAAGTATTTTGGTCTTACATTGGCAAAGAATGTGTGGCCTACATACTAAGATACATTGAGACAACACCTGATTTTGAAATAATCGTTTTTTATAATCTTAAAAAAGATTTGACAGATGAAGATTTAAAGAGTATCATAGCTAAGTTGCAGTCAAAACGTAACGATATGATTTTCTTAAAAGACCATCCTGATAATCCTGGTTTTATTAATGGCGTTAATACAAGTAATGGAAAGTATCCTACTATTCTAGTTAATCCAAGAAAGAAGTTGGAAGAAGCAAGAGAAAAGTTGATGAAGTCCAATTACTACGATTATTGGGACGAAGATTATAAAAAAGAAATTTTGAATTACGGAAAATAATAACAATAAAGGTGAGTTTGCATGGAATATCTAGGAATTAAGATTGATTTGAAACGAGATAAACTTTTTGATGAATTGGGCATAAAAAGACTAAAAGAAAGTTACATGAGGGAAGATGAAGAAAGTCCACAACATCGATTCGCATTCGTCTCCAAGGCGTTTAGTTCCTCTCCTGAACACGCACAACGGCTTTACGATTATAGCAGTTCTCATTGGTTATCCTATAGCACTCCTATTCTTAGCTTTGGTAGGTCTAAGCGGGGAATGCCTATTAGTTGTTTTCTCAATTATATCGAAGATACTGCGGAGGGATTAGTTGACAATCTATCAGAAACTAATTGGCTCTCTATGCTCGGGGGCGGTGTGGGTATTGGTTTTGGTATTCGGTCTGCCGATGATAAGTCTACTGGCGTTATGCCTCACCTTAAAATTTATGATGCGAGTTCTCTTGCTTATCGTCAAGGTCGTACTCGGCGTGGTAGTTATGCTGCCTATCTTGACATTAGCCATCCCGATATTATTTCTTTCCTCGAAATGCGGAAGCCAACAGGCGACCAAAATCAACGATGTCTAAATCTTCATCATGGTATTAACATCACCGATGAGTTCATGCAAATCATTGAGAAGTGTATGTTGGATCCTGAAACCAATGATGATTGGAATTTAGTAGACCCAGCATCAAATGAAATTCGTGAAACTGTATCAGCAAAAATGTTATGGCAAATGATTCTCGAATTGCGTATGCATACGGGTGAACCATATTTACATTTTATTGATACAAGTAACAATCAATTACCAAAGTGGTTAAAAGATAAAGGTTTGAAAGTACATCAATCAAACTTATGTTCTGAAATTATTTTACCAACTAACGAGGAAAGAACAGCAGTATGTTGCCTCTCTAGTTTGAATTTGGAGACTTATGATGAATGGAAAAACAATAAGCAATTCCTTAAAGATGTTGCTGAAATGCTCGATAATGTGCTTCAGTATTTTATTGATAACGCTCCTGATGCCATTGCAAGAGCAAAATATTCTGCTGAACGTGAGCGAAGCATTGGTATTGGCGCTCTTGGGTTTCATGCTTACTTACAACGCAATGGAATTGCTTTCGAAGGCGTCATGGCGAAAGTTGCAAACAATAAAATCTTTAAAACAATTCGGGAAGGACTAGATGTTGCAAATCTTCAATTGGGTAAAGAACGTGGTGAAGCTCCTGACGCTGCTGGCACTGGCCGCAGGTTCAGTCATGTTATGGCCATTGCTCCTAATGCCTCATCTTCCATCATTATGGGTAATACCAGTCCATCTATTGAGCCCTATCGTGCTAATGCTTATCGTCAGGATACTTTATCGGGATCATTTTTAAATAAAAACCGTTGGTTAGATAAAATTCTAAAGGAGAAACTAAAAGATGAACAAGCTTACGCTGATGCTTGGTCTAGTATTATTGCCAATGATGGTAGTTGTCAGCATCTCGATATACTCTCTGATGCAGAGCGTGACGTTTTCAAAACCTCTATGGAAATTGACCAAAGATGGGTTATTGACCTTGCTGCAGACCGTCAAGTGTATATTGACCAAGCGCAATCATTAAATCTGTTCTTTAGACCAGATGTACATATCAAATATATTCATGCTATTCATTTTATGGCATGGAAAAAAGGATTGAAAACTCTATACTATTGCCGTTCAGAAAAAATAGGTAAAGCAGATAAAGTGTCTAAGAAAATTCAACGTGAAATTATTAAGGAAATTGACATGACACAAATTGCTCAAGGTAACGACTGTATTGCTTGCGAAGGATGAAATGATTAAGAAAACAGAATTAAATTTAACAGATGAACGAACATACCTCAAACCATTCAACTATCCTTGGGCATATGATGCCTGGTTGAAGCACGAACAATCACATTGGCTGCATTCAGAAGTTCCAATGCTTGAAGATGTTAAGGATTGGAAAAAGAAATTAAGCAAAGAAGAAAAACAATTTCTAACACATATCTTCCGCTTCTTTACTCAAGGCGATATTGATGTGGCAGGTGGTTATGTAAATAATTATCTTCCATATTTCCCACAGCCTGAAATTCGTATGATGTTATTGGGCTTTGCTGCTCGTGAAGCATTGCACGTTGCGGCCTACTCTCATTTAATTGAAACTCTTGGTTTACCAGAGACAACATACAATGAGTTTATGGAATATGCTGAAATGAAAGAGAAACACGACTATGTAATGGACATTTCTTCTAAAAATACAACAAAAGAAAATACGGCTACACATATTGCAACATTCTCTGCTTTCACCGAAGGTATGCAACTGTTTAGTTCGTTTATTATGTTGTTAAATTTTCCACGCCACGGTAAAATGAAAGGCATGGGTCAAATTGTTACTTGGTCTATCGTTGACGAAACTCAACATACCGAAAACATGATTAAATTGTTCCGTACATACATTGAAGAAAATCGTGAGATTTGGAATGATGAACTCAAAGGTCGTTTATACACCATTGCTGAAAGAATGGTTGAATTAGAAGATAAATTTATTGACCTAGCATTTCAAATGGGACCAATGGAAGATTTGACATCAGAAGATGTTAAAAAATATATTCGTTATATCGCTGACCGCAGATTGATTTCTCTCGGTCTTAAAGGTCAGTTTAAAGTGAAAAGAAATCCTTTACCATGGGTAGAAGAAATGATTAACGCACCAACACACACAAACTTCTTTGAGAATAGAGCAACCGATTATGCAAAAGGTTCTTTGTCTGGAGATTGGGGTGATGTTTGGGCTCACTAAAGGTTTACAATGACACAAAAACAATTATCAGGAGAATGCTTAAGTTGTGAATCATCTTATAGCATAGCATTTATGGAAGAACTAGTATCTCAAGACTTACCAGAGCATTGCCCATTCTGCGGCGAACAAATCGATGAATTATCCGAGGACTATATAGAGGATGATGACGATTTGGATAATGAGGAATGGGAATAAACTGGCAATATAATAATACTGATTTTACGGAAGACTTGATTGGTGATAATTACGGATTCGTATACTTGATTATCAATACAACGAATAACAAAAAGTACATAGGTAAGAAATTTTTCTATTCTACCAAAACCAGACAAGTCAAAGGTAAGAAAAAACGGTATAAAGCATTTAGTGATTGGCAAACTTACTATGGAAGTAGTGCCGAACTAAGCAAAGATGTGTTATCATTGGGTCATGACAAATTCACCCGTGAAATATTACATCTTTGCCGGTCCAAAGGCGAATGTGGTTATCTCGAAGCAAAAGAGCAATTTGTCCGTGGCGTTATGGAAACGGATGAATACTACAACACTTGGATTATGGTACGAGTGAGAAAATCACACATCAAGGAATACAATGCTAGACTATCTTCAAAAATTAAAGAATGATCCTGAAGGACCATTCGATGCCATCTTTTTTATGCCTACTGAAAAAGAAGGTGAAATCCACATAGAGGCTAATCAATTAAAGAATCCAGGTGAACCTGTTGGTGGTAATGAAATGGGCCACACCTACGAAGTAATCTTATTCAAAGACGATACCAAAAACGACAAGTTATATGAGGTTGACCGATTTGAAGCAATATTTGTAGACCCTTACGAATACATCTCCAATTTGATACCACAGAACTGGTTTGGTATGGTTGTTAGGAAGACTACCACTTCTGGTGCTTTTGTACAACGTATATTTGACAAAATGACAGAAGCGTGATATAATAGAGTTTTGAAACTATTGAAAGTTTGGTATGATTCTTATTGACTTAAATCAGGTATTGCTTGCCGGCCTTATGGCACAAATTGCCAATCAAAAAGGCAAGCTGGATGAACATTTAATCCGTCACATGGTATTAAATATTATCCGTAATCATGTAAAGAATTTTAAAGCAGAATACGGTGAAGTGGTATTGTGTTGTGATAATCGTAAATACTGGCGTAAAGAATATTTCCCATTCTATAAAGCAAATCGTAAAAAGAACCGTGATAAATCCGATTTAGATTGGCATTTAATCTTTGATATGCTTGGTAAATTCAAACAAGAACTCAAAGATAATTTCCCATACAAAGTATTGGATGTTGAGGGCGCCGAAGCAGATGATATTATTGGCACATTAGTACCACGTCAATCTAAACATGAAAAGATTTTGATTTTATCAAGTGATGGTGACTTTCTACAATTACAAAACTATCCCAATGTTAAACAATATAATCCATCACAAAAGAAATATGTGATATCTAAAAATCCAATTATGGAGTTAAAAGAAAAGATTATTCGTGGCGATAAAGGTGATGGTATTCCTAATGTATTCTCTCCTGGCGATTGTTTTGTCCGTGACCTAAGACAGAAACCTATCACACAAAAGGTGTTAGATAAACTATTGGCGGAAAGTTACCTGGAACAAGAGGAGACCATCAAGGCGAACTTTATTCGTAATGCTACACTCATTGACCTTTCTTTTATTCCCGAGGACATCAAAACTAAAATTATAAATACCTATGAAGAAACAAAGCCTGCTAAAGGCAAATTGCTAAATTATTTTATTGAGCATAAACTAAAGAACTTAATGGAAGTGATAGAGGAATTCTGATGAAAAATATGTTTGAAATATTTGATGAGTTTGAACAAGCAACAGGTAAAAAAGAAAGATTAGATGTAATTGGTAAGAATCTTAATTCGACTTTGGTAGAAGTTTTAAAATTGACGTATCATCCAGCATTTCAATGGTTGATTACAGAAATGCCAGACAACTATAAGGTTCCTTCCGATAATTTACCGGGTCTTGGTGTAACACAATTATCTTCTGAATTAAGAAAATTATACTTATTTCAAAAAGGTAATCCTGCAGCAGAAAGATTGACACCTAGAAAGAGAAATGAATTGTTAATTCAGCTCTTAGAATCACTAGAACCCCGTGAAGCGGAAGTTATCATTGGTATCTTCCAAAAAAATCAAGGCGTTAAAGGTTTAGATTATAAATTTGTTAAAGAGGCATTTCCAAACTTATTACCATAAATGCAAGAGCCAGAAAAAATAGTTGTCATCTGTGGCACTTTTGATCCACTATCATCTGATGATTTGCTTTACATTAAAAAATGTCACCATAAAGGTGATTGGCTAATTGTCGGCGTACATAGTGATTGGTGGATGATGTGGGCAGAAGGCGGCTTTGTACAAAACTATGACACTCGCAGAGAAATTATAAAAAGTTTAAAATTTGTTGACGAAGTTATGACATTCAATGATTCCGATGGCACAGTCTGCCAACTACTCAAAATTGTAAAAATTTGTTATCCTGGGGCCGAGATTACTTATATCTCACCTGAGGATATGCATAATATGCCAGAAACTAAAATTCGAGGCATTACTTTTGAAACCATGAAATAGGAGATGTAAGTGACTAAGTTTGTAGGTAAGTTCCGAAAGAATCAAGATTATAATGAAGATTACAGTTATATGCCAAAGCGAAAACATCGCAATGAACATTCTGAAATTAAAAAAATGAAGAATCGTGATGTAGAGGAAATACTAAGTCATTTGGATGACGCAAGTTTACCAGAAGAAAATAGAAATTTGTGATTTTTTCTTATAAGTAGGTATGTCCGCCTTTGATAAAAAGGTATTGTTGTTTCCATACAACAGATCCGCTTGACATCCAGCTCTACCTGTATTATAATTGGTTCTCTAACTCGGAGAATTGTTTATTATGATATACGGTTACATTCCAAAATCCAAACCTAAGAAATTATCTAAAGTTCAGCAAGAGCAAAAAGCAGAGTGGTTGGCTGCTATCAATAAATTATCGTCAAAACGGTATTCCAATTCTCCCATTATAAAAAAGAAATTGCCATTAAAACCTATGGCTTCTTTTCATAGACAAACTCCAGAAGTTGCGTCCTTGGATACAGGTTTTGTTGCTTGTGTTAAGAAATTCGGAAATTCTTATACAGGTGAGAAAATCAAAGGCATTGGTACTATGCACAAATCAAATGCTGTACCAATTTTTACAGATAACGAAGCAAAAGACATTGCGAGTATGCGAAGATGAGCGAATTTGACGATTATTATGATTACCTCGACACTTTGAATGAAGAAGATTTGCAAAAAGAGTTGAAATGGCTTGAATCAATTGGTAAAGCAAAAGCAAATAACAAGAATTTTGTAGTAATTGACCATTTTTATGATATGTAAGGTGAAAAAATGTTATCACAACACGAAGAAACTGCAATTTTAAGAGGAATTGATGAAATTATGTTCAATTTACGTCATGTGCCTGTTGATGATGTAGCACATTTTCTCGTAAAATTCAATCCGAAGCTTGCCGATGAGCTAGCCGCTGCTATCGAGCACAACTTTTTTGAAAAAACCGAAGGAAAAAATCATGTATGAAGAAGAATACAACTTGTGGATGTCAGCAAAAGTAGCGGATGAAGAAATTCCTGCATGGAAAGCGCTCGATATCGTTACTCGCAAGTGGGCAGTCATGAGCGGATTTGAAAAAGATTCAGCAAATTATCAAAAAATGAAAGAAATGTATGAGTAAAATGTTTAAATCTAGTCAACCAATTAAAAATTGCTTACTTTTAGAGTACAAAACACAAAAAGAGTTAGCTTTGTCATTTTGCCGTGTTGAAGAATTTTATGAAGGCCCAGCAAAAGTAAATGGAAAGTATCTTACACTAGAGGATTTTATTGATGCTTACATGGACAAAGAAGGTCGAATCGATTATTTTCATGAATGGTCGGGTTTCAACATTCCAGGAAATGTTTTTACTGAATGGTTTTATCAACACGCATCAGATAAGACAAAATGGGAAACTGCACTAGCAGAAGAAGTAGCTATTCAATTAAATATGAATGAACCCTTTTATGTTATCGGCGGTGTTAAAGGTGATATCAATGTAATTGACCATGAAATTGCTCATGCACTTTATTTTATGAATCCACAATACAAAGAAGAAATGCTGGATTTAAATTATACATTTCACAAACAATACCGTTCTTCATATGTTAAGATTGTAAATAAACTTAAAGAAATGGGTTATGGTGTAAATGTTGTGCGTGATGAAGTTCAAGCGTATATGAGTACCAGTCTCAAAAAAGAATTGGTAACACGATTTGGTCTGGATTACGATACCATTCTACCCATGGTGAAGCAATATCGCAAAGTGTTGTCCCGGTACAACACATATAAAAAGAAAAGTTGACGGTAGACTTTCCTTGTAGTATAATGGTTCTCTTAACTCGGAGATTATATGGAACTTATTCAATCTAAATCATTACTTGCCAAATTAATGGCAACTGAAAATCTTATTGTCGAACAGCGCAATGTATCAACTGCGTCTTTCGATGTCAAATCACGGACACTTACTGTGCCCATGCTTGATAAAAACATTTCTGGCTACCTCTATGACTTATTCATGGGTCATGAGGTCGGCCACGCACTCTATACTCCTTTAGAAGGAATGTATCGTGCTCACGAAGAAAAAATTCCAATGTCGGTTATGAATGTATTGGAAGATGTTCGTATCGAGAAAAAAATCAAAAACAAATATCCTGGTATTCGTTCCAGCTTTATCCGTGCGTATCGTGAATTGATTGATAAAGATTTCTTTGGTACAAATGGTACCGATTTAAATGATTTGAATTTTATTGACCGTGTGAATATGTACAGCAAAGGTGGTGCATCACAAGGTATTAAATTTACCGACTATGAGCAATCGCTGGTTCGCAAAATTGAAGGGACCGAGACCTATGATGATGTGATGGCGGTTGCTCGCCTCGTTGCAGAGTATTTGAAAGAAGAAGCAGAAGAACATCGTAAAAATCATCCTGAAGAATTTGAAGAAGATGAAGATGGTGATTATGAAGGATTTGATTCTGAAGGTTACGATGATTCTGATGATTATGATGAAGATACCGAAACTCGCAAAAGCAAAAATGATTCTGAAGCTGGTGATGAAGAAGATACTGATGATGAATTAGAATCCGAAAAAACCATGTCTGGTGGTGGTTCACAACCTAATGCAATTGACCAGGAAACTAAATCATTTACCGATGAAGCATATCGTAAAAATGAAAGTAAGTTATTTGCACAAGATAATAGCACTTATTATTATGGCAATATTCCTGATGTTGATTTGAGTAAAGCTATTGTAGGTCATAAAGCATTGTGGAAACGTTTTAAATTATCTGCTGCTGATGCTTTAAGATATCGCTCAGATGACTTTACTGGTACTGACATGAAGAAATTCATGAAGTTGCGTAATGATTCCAAAAAAGTTGTTGGCTATCTTGCCAAAGAGTTTGAGTTGCGTAAAAATGCCGACCAATTGAAACGTGCTTCTATTGCCAAAACTGGTGACTTGAACATGAGTAAGATTTATTCTTATCAATTGACTGATGATATCTTCAAAAAGATGACAGTAGTACCTGGTGCTAAATCGCACGGTCTCGTTATGTTCCTTGATTGGTCAGGTTCTATGTCTGACCACATGGAAAATACTGTAAAGCAATTAATCAATCTAGTAATGTTTTGTAAGAAGGTAAACATTCCTTATGATGTGTATGCTTTCAGTCAAGAATATGATGAACCATATCGCCAAGAATTTAAAGAAGGTGATATTGAATTGCACAATTTCAAATTGTTAAATTTGTTATCGAGCAAAATGTCTGCTTCTGAATTCACTTATGCTGGTTCTGCTTTAGTTCAAATGTCCACATATCGTTATGGCTGGAAACCAAATTGGTTACAAAAAGGCGGTACACCTTTGAATGAAGCAGTTATTTCTGCCATGAAGATTATTCCTGAATTCCAAAAACAATACAAATTACAAATTGTAAATACTGTATTCTTAACTGATGGTGAAGGTCATAGTAATCGTGATGTTTTCTATATCAATAATTCAGGTAATAAAACAAGTGGCACATCTAACAAAGAACTTGATTATGGTGGTACTGATTGGAAAGCTCATCGCAAATTTGTGATTCGTGATCCAATTACTAAAAATCAAGAATCGGTTGAACGTGCTCAAGGTCGTGATTTGACAGCATCATATATAAAGATATTGAAGGCGAGAACTAATTGTAACATTGTTGGTTTCTATGTTTTGTCTGGTCGTAACTTAGGCCGTGAATTGTATCATTTTTATCCTAATGCTGGTTATCAAACCATCGATAAAATCAAATACGAATTCCGTAAAAACAAATCATTAGTAGTTACCAATGGCGGCTTTGATGAGTATTATTTACTCCGTTCAGAAGGCCTTGATACTGATGATGATGTAACTTTTGAAGTAAAAGAAAATGCCACTACCCGTGGTTTGGTTTCAGCATTTAGTAAATTTGCTGGTAATCGTTTGAATAACCGTGTTGTACTTAATCGTTTTATAGGATTGATATCATGAAAGACTTAGCAACTTTTGTAGGTGAAGGTGGTAAAATTATGGCCGTGA